AACTCACCAATGCCATATGGCTGGAAACGTATATGGTGGTTTATAAAAAGCTATATTTTTGGATTAAGATTTTTTTACGATCTGGAAAATATGACATCTGATGAATTAAAAGATATTATGTATCCTGTATGTTCAACAGCTATAGCATATGTCTTTGACAAATGTGGATATAAAATTTTACACGAAAGAGCAGACGAATGGACCCAACCATCTGATATCGCCCTTAGTCCTCTTACTAATTATTTATTTACTATAGTCTAAAAAGAATTATTCACTATAAATTTCAACTCACCAATAGGTTATTCTAATGGAATCCCTTAAAAATGCTGCTGTAATAGTTTCATCTTATTCTTATGCTGATGACACTAAAAAACAATTTGATCCGCTAACTATTCTAATGATTATTTCTATTATAATTAGTTTAACTAAATTAATTCAACAATGTAAACTGAACAATCAAGAGGTTAAGGATAAGGCTAACACTATGAATTATCTGGAGAAAATGCAGGTCAAACGCCGCATTAAAAAATTTATCAGAAAAAATAAATATCCAGATAAAGACGAGGGGAAAATTCTTGACGGATTGAAAAGTGTGTGCTATAATAGTAGTGAAGACGAAATAGGAAAAATTTTACAGGAAGCTAAAGAAAATGGCGACAAAGTTTGACTGGGCTGAATATTTTTATAATTTTATTGGAAAAAACAATTTGGGTTATAAGCATATTTCAGGAATCAAAGATTTAGAAAATGACAAACTATTTGAAGATACTAAAAAACAAATAGACGAATGGGCGGAATATCGCACGCCTATTAAAAAGAAGAATTGGGATATAATTTTTCTTGAACAAGCCAACTTTTGGGCTAAACAAACCAACGATGGACAAACGGGTTGTGGGGCTGTATTGACCACACCCGATCATCGTATTATTTCCACTGGATATAATGGTTTTATTTATGGTATTCCTAATGACGCCCTGCCTAATCTAAGACCTGCAAAATACCCTTTTATGGTCCACGCTGAACATAATGCTATATTAGATTGCGCTAAACAAGGACGTAGTTCAAAAGGTGGAATAATGTATGTTACTGGCGAGCCATGTCTTCAGTGTTACCAGTATATATATCAAGCTGGTGTAAAAGAAGTAGTATGGGGAAATCAAGATATAAATATGCTAACCTCTGATCCAGAATACAATACGAAGAAAACAATATTTCTTACTTTAGTTGCCGACAAATTTAAATCCCGTCATGTAAATTATCCAGTTTCCGCTTGACAAAAACCGTTTTCGTGGTATAATAATATATAATCTCATAGGGAAAATATCATGGTTGTTAAAAAAAACGAGCCTTTTATCACCTGGGTTTTAGGTATTTTTACCCTAATTACTTTTGGTTTAGTATCATGGTCTTTAACTAATAATTTGCGTAGCATAGAAACCGACGCTGTATTATTACAAGAAATTCGCCTTGTTCAAAAAGACGTTGCAGATATACGATCTGATAATGCCTCAGAAGAAAAACAGGATAGAACATTAGCAAAACATTGGAAATTACACGGTTGGACCCGAGATGAAATAAACGAACTTCGTAGTAAAGCTGGATTACCACCAGATAAATGGCCGGATACAGAATAGGAATTAATACAATGATAGACTTTGACAAAGATTTAAAAACATTTGAAATTGTGGTTTCCCAGCGTGATTCCAAAGGTGAACCCACCGACAAACGGGTGAGCTATGCTAGTGATTCTTCCTATAAAATCTGGGAATTTTATGCTAAACAAATTGGGGCATATCGCCACCGCAATAAGTCCACAACGGTTCCAGACGCTAAAGAGGCAGAAAAGATCTTGAAAGCACTCTATGGAGAAGATTAATGCGGGATACAATATTTATTCATCAAATTTACCCACAAAGTCTTTTTAGATGGTTTGCTCAATCAGTTCATGAAGAGTGTGGTGATGGTTGGGGTGCTATTATATGTTCTAATTATCCCGAAGTCTCTATATATTTTGAACAATGGTGTAAAACACAAGATATAAATTATATAAAATGTTCCAAGAAAAACATAGATGAGGACCACATATCTTTTAGTGATGGAGATGAACATTATATTTTCACAGATGATATAGATATAAAAATGTTCCCCGGCGATTATAAATTTGTTATCAAAGAAGATTGTAAAGATAAATTTGGCGTGTTGTTGGCAATTAAATAATAAAAAGAAGAAGAATATGCTGAAAAAAATTAGAATGTTAGACGCTTTTGCTGGTATTGGTGGATTTCACCTTGGTATTGAACAGGCATGTAAAGAACTTGGAATAGATTTTGAATGTGTTGGAGCAATTGAATTTGATAAAAATGCTAGAGAAACATATAAAAGAAACTTTCCTACTACACCACTGTTAGGATTAGAGGTTGGTGGAGATATTACTAAAATTGATTTATCTAATTTACCAGAACACGATATTTTATGTGGTGGATTCCCATGTCAACCGTTTAGTGTATCAAGAAAAAATAGAGAGTCTACAACAGGTGTAAATGCTGTTAAAAAGGATATGCGTGTTGATTTGTATAAATATTTATGTACAATTTTGACTATCCAACAACCTAAAATGTTTATATTTGAAAATGTACCAGGGTTATTAAAAGAAAAAATAGATACACAAAACACTAAATTTATTGACAATATAATTCGAGATATAGAAAAATGTGGTTATGGTGTAACATATCAAATTTTAAACGCAAAAGACTTTGGTTCTCCACAAAATCGCCCAAGAGTATATTTTATAGGTTATCGCAATAATATCAAAAACACTATAAAGTTCACCGAATTTGATTCTACTATAACTAAAAAATATTTGATAGATATATTAGAAAATAATGTAGATAATTATTACTATTTAGAAAATCTTTGGAAAAATATTAAGAATCATAAATTAACACAATTTAACAATAGATATGATGCTATATTATCAGCATACAAAAGCGGTAAATGGTCGGAACCACAAACAAAAGAGCATAATATTGTACAAACGGCGCGTGTTGAAAACGATACCCCTTCCGATTTTTCCAGACAAAGAGATAGAGTATATTCCGCTTTAGGATTGTCACCCGTTTTATTATGTACATCTGCTATTAGTATTAGTATAAATGGAAAATTAAGACAATTAACCCCCAGAGAATATGCTAGAATTCAAGGATTTCCAGACACATTTAAATTCCCAGATTTTCCAAATAGCAAATCTAATAAAAATCTACCTATAAAAGGATTAGGATATTTATATAAACAATTTGGTAATGCTGTTTGCGTAAATGTGGTAAAAAATGTAGCAAAATCATTAATTGGAGATGATATTTAATGTCACAAACCATATTAACTATATTTGCCAATGTATGTACGTATCTATGGAACCCTTATAATAAACAACCTGTACATAATGGTGGTATACAAGTAGCGTCATCAAAAAATAAACATAGTATTAATTCTGAAGACTGTTTTGATGATATATTAGCCAAGACATTGAATAAAGACGCTTTTATACATCGTGGGGAAAATACTCCGTATGATTTCAATATAATAGATGATTGTTATATAGAAGTAAAAGAATCGTTTGCGTCATATATATGTAATGATACACCTGTTGTTTCTAACTATAATAAACTACCAATATCTTATTTTTTAGTCCATAAGAAAAAAGTACCCAAAGAAATACGAACACAAAGTTTAATATGTGGTTCATATTTAACATACGGACAAGATACTACAATAGAAAAAATTAAAAAACAATTATCTGTTTATAAACATAGATTTGCCAACGAAATAAAAAAGATTTTTTTTCAGTATGATAAAGACAATATTCTTTCTGTACATACAAGAATTAGATTTGGTATCAACACTGTTAATTTATATAAAAAAATAAAACAAAATTTTCAAATTGATTTTATCCCTAATTTTTTTTGTATAACATCTCAAGATACAAATAATATTAATAATCTAATACAATTATCTAAATATACTATTAATGATAAAATATATTATTTATATGTCCCACAAAACTATCAAAAAATATTAACAAACAGTAAATTAACGTCGAACGAGACGAATAAAAAATATGGTTTTCCAGAAAATCCAACAGAGAATTAATACATGTATACATACGACGAAGTTTATGCGCAAACATTGGAATATTTTCAAAACGATGATCTTGCCACAAAAGTTTGGATAGATAAATACGCCCTCCGTGATAATAAAGATAATATTTTAGAAAAAACTCCTACTGATATGCATAGGCGTTTAGCTAAAGAATTTGCTAGGATAGAACAGAAAAAATTTAAAAAACCATTACACGAAGATGAAATATTTTATTTATTAAACAAATTTCGTTTTATTGTTCCACAGGGTGGAATTCTCTATGGTTTGGGAAATCCATATCAATATATTACGCTTAGTAATTGTTATGTGGTCAAATCTCCAACTGATAGCTATGGCGGAATTTGCTATACCGACGAACAAATTCTACAAATAAGCAAACGTCGCGGGGGCTGTGGAACGGATTTGTCATTATTACGCCCTAGTGGTTCCGCCACACATAATTCTTCTAAAACAAGTACTGGTCCAATTTCATTTGCCAAACGATATTCTAATTCCATTCGGGAGGTCGGGCAAGCTGGACGCAGGGGAGCTTTAATGCTCACTATGGATTGCCAACATCCAGATATTTTTAATTTTATTAATTGTAAAAAAGATAAGACAAAAATTACTGGTGCAAATTTATCTGTTAAATTACATGACGATTTTATTAAACAGGCATTTAGTGGTAAAAAATATCAATTGCAATGGCCAATACAATCTAATAGTCCAAAAATAGTTCAGGAAATTAATGCTGTAGATTTATGGAACGAACTTATTAAGGCAGCGCGGGAAAGTGCTGAACCCGGTGCTTTATTTTGGGATACTATTCTCAATACTAATATAGGAAACTGTTATAAAGATTTTGGTTTTGGCGACCAATCGTGCAATCCCTGTGCCGAATTGAGCCTACCATTTTTAGATTCCTGTCGTCTGCTTTTACTTAATCTGTATTCTTATGTTCAAAATCCTTTTACCAGTCATGCTTTATTTGATTATGATTTATTTAATCAACATGCCCGTGTCGCCCAGCGTTTAATGGATGATATGATCGACCTGGAACTAGAATGTATTGATCGTATTATAGATAAAATAAAATTAGATGACGAAGAAGAATATATTAAATGCCGCGAATTAGATTTATGGAAAAATATTAAATATATGTGTGGGCAGGGACGACGTACTGGTACAGGTACAACTGCACTTGCCGATGCATTAGCCGCATTAGGTATCAGTTATGGTTCTAAAAAATCTATTGAAACTACAGACAGTATTTACGAAACTTTCATGTTGGCATGTTTTGGTTCCTCTGTAGAAATGGCTAAAGAATTAGGGTCATTTCCCATGTGGAATCCAGAATTAGAAAAGGATAATCCTTATCTACTTCGTCTGAAAGACATCTCTCCAGATTTATATGAGGAAATGCAAAAATATGGTAGACGTAATTTAGGTTTATTAACCCAATCTCCTGCTGGAACGGTAAGTTGCGAAACGCAAACATCGTCTGGGTGTGAACCATTAACATTCATTAGTGTAAAAAGACGCAAAAAGGGTAATTTAACAGATACTAATTTTAGATGTGATTTTACCGATCAAAACGGTGATAATTGGATGGAATTTGAATATATTCATCCGAAAGTTAAAATTTGGCAGGATATTACGGGAAAAACCGATATTAAAGAAAGCCCATGGTATGGTTGCTGTGCCGAGGATATTAATTATAAAGATAGAATTAAAATACAGTCAACCATGCAAAAATATATAGATCATAGTATTTCATCTACTATTAATCTACCTGAAAACACTACTATAGAAGAAGTTGGGGAAATATATAAGTTAGCCTGGAAATCTGGATTAAAAGGCATTACTATTTATCGTAAAAATTGTCGCACGGGCGTGATATTAGATAATTCTAAAAAAGATGATCCCAAACGTCCGCGTGAACTTCCCTGTGATGTTCATTTTACTTCAAGTGGTGGTAAGCCATATATGGTTCTAGTAGGATTAATGAATAATGAGCCATATGAAATTTTTGCTCTAGAAAATTCTCGCCTATCTTCTATTAGTCAAAAGATAAAAACTGGCACGATTATTAGAAAGAAAAAGGGTTTTTATAAAGCTATTTTTAAAGACGATGATATGGAATTTAGTCCTATAACAGATTTTTGTAGCGATATGGAAGAAGCTATTAGTCGTTTAGTATCAACATCTTTACGTGCAAAAGTTGATCTAAATCTTGTTACAATTCAGTTAGAAAAAACCGGTGGGACTAATGGATCGGTACATAGTTATGCTAAAGCTCTATCTCGCGTATTAAAGAAATACATTAAAGACGGAACCAATATAGATGGTGAGTTATGCCCGGATTGCCAATCTCCCCTTGTGCGTAAAGATGGTTGTTGGGCTTGTGCTTCCGAATCCTGTTCTTATTCAAAATGTTAGGACTTATAATAAATGAATAGTCTAATACGATATCCCGGAGGAAAATCTAAACTATGTCAGCAGATTATAGATAAATTATCATCGTATATCACACCTAATACTATTTATTATGAACCATTTTTTGGAGGAGGGGGAATTGGGTTAAAATTACTGAAAAATCCACCGTTAAAATCACCTCTTGGAATGCGATATATTTTCTATCCTACAATTTCATCAATTTGGATTAATGATAAAGATATCGGTATTTCGTGTTTATGGACATCGGTAATAAAATATGCCGAAAAATTAAAACGAAAAATTATTGATTTTAAACCCTCTGTATTCGACTTTTATGCTTTCAAACGTGAATTATTGAGACTAGATCGAAAACCTATTCTAGAAGATGATATAGTGGATATAGGATTTAAAAAACTGGCAATACATCAAATATCTTATTCTGGACTTGGTACCAAATCAGGCGGACCTTTAGGTGGAATTAATCAACAATCCAAATATTTAATAGACTGCCGTTGGTCACCTAAATATCTTTGTAAAAAAATAGATAATTTTCACACATTATTTTCCAATATTAATATAGAACAACAATACTGTACCAATGAAGATTTTGGTGTTTTATTAAATAATGCTAATACAAATTGTCTTGTGTATTTAGATCCACCATATTATGTAAAAGGCAATGAATTATATCAATGTGGGTTTAATGAAAATGACCATGTGCGACTATCAAATATGTTGCGAATTGCTAATTATAAATGGTTATTGTCTTATGATGATTGCCCGGAAATTCGTAAATTATATTGGTGGGCAAATACTGAATCCTTGAGCGTAAACTATACTATCAATACTTCTAATAATAAAAATGAGTTATTAATCACTAATGCTAAATAATAAAATACTCCAAGTCAAAGATTTATCTATAACTCTCACAGATAAACAAAATGAAGACATTAACGCTATTTGTACTAAATTTGCCTACGAAATGACTACTAAAAAGCAATCTGGTTCATATTATATATCTAAAAGAAATGCTAATCCAGATAAAGTAAAAAACAATATTAGTTTGGGTAAAAAGGGAGAGTTTTGCACAGCTAAAATTTTAGAACAAACATATGGGTTTCCCATATTAGATATAGATGTAGAAATTAGAACCGGTCGTAAAAAGGGCTGGCAAACCGATCTGCCATATAATCTACTCCATCCTTCACTTTATAATATTCATGTAAAAACTTGCGATAAATCAACTGTTAAATATTGTAAAGATTTTAGTTGGACATTTCAATTTTCTAATAGAAATACAGATGGGGGTACCGACACATTATTTAAAGGTGGGAATAATGAGGTTATTGCCCTTGTATATTTAGACGACCATTTATCTCCAACTTGTATAATTAAGGCTATTTTACCGTGGGGCGAACTTCAACCACTATTAAAAGATCCAATAAATCCATGGTTAAATGGTGTTAAAAAATGTATATATTATCAAGATTTACTCCAAAAAATCAAAAAAGGTGTATAGTATTATGCCCATGTATTCCTTCGAGTGTTTGAAAGATGAGGGTGGATGTGGCCAACTCATAGAAAGTTTTCTATTAATGGCTGATTATTCTCCCGCAAATTTTCCAGACTGCCCCGTTTGTCAAACCAAAAAATATATCAAACGCAATTTTGCCCTAGATAAATCACATAGCCGTATGGCTCATACTACACTTGGTTCCATTGCTGATAAAAATACCGATAAAACTAGTAATGATGAAAAAGCCGAAATTTGGCGTAAACACCATGAATATTTACTCAATCGAGAGGCACCAGACCTTCCAGATGGTATGAAATTTATAGATAAAAACAATGAAAGATTTCTTAAACCACCTCTAAAAAGTATTAAACGCAAACCACGTTCAACTATAAAGAGGAAAAAATGAGAGAATATAAAGTAAAAAATCCGCTGGCACCCCACCAAACAATTATTGCCGTTACCTGTGATACTATGGAAAATCTTCCAGACGGTCGGGTAAGCGGACTAACGGTCAATAAAATCTCCAAAATCTTCTCAGTGAAAGGAAAGGATTACGAAACATGCCAAAAAAACCTATTAGAATTTCTAAAGAAACTAGACAACCAACCGCTTCAGTCATAAAGGCGGTTACACCACATGGAATACGGAATGCCGAAATGATGTCTGCTATTCATATTCTTGACCCAAATAAAAAAACCGGAATTAATAATACAGTTGGTATAGTTGACAAAACCGCTACGGTGTGCTATACTATATTTGGTGAGCATGACGAACTACGTGATATTTCTGGGCAATTAAATGTTGAAGGTTATCCCACGATAAATAATGGTAAAAAAAGTAAAATATACGCCAAAGCCGTTTTAATAGAGGGAAAATTTCCCCAATATTTTGTGCGTCTAGATAGTAGTGGACATTTTTTCAATCCAATTGATATATTTGATAATAGTTCACACGCCAAAATTCGTCATGCCGCATCTGAAGCGGAAATGTTCGCTCCCGTTAAAGATAGCACCTTTATTCAATATGTTAAATTTCTTAAAACCCGCAATGATGGTTATCTCCGTCAAGCAGAAAGGAACAATTTATAATGGTTCCAAATATTAATCAAGATATAACAGATGGAGATATAGAATATTATCTTAATATACAAAATAATGTTCCAGAATATTTGATTTATATGTTCCTAGAAGATATATTTGAATTAAAACATAGTGTTTATATCAACAAAGACGACCAACAAACTCTTAATCCTGATATAATTAGTTCCAACGATGATTTAGAAGAGTATTGGAAAAATTTAGGTATATTAAAAAATAGAATAAACAACATATCATTAGAAATATTAAAGCGTACATTGGTTGATAAATATGACTATTGGGATTTGACCAAATTTCACCACCCAACCGTTACTAATGGTATAAAACATAATATAGAGCTTGAAAAAGATATTATAGTTAATTTAAACAAAGAGGAATAAAATGGCTAGTAAATTATCACAAACCGAAAAATATGCAATTCAGGGTATGCTCCACACGGAAATGCCCATAGCCGATATTGCTAAAAAATTAAATAGAACTATTACCTGTATACAAAAATATATTGATGGTGAATTAGATAATATTCACACAACTATCACTAAAGCTATGATACAGGCACCCACCGAAAATATTGCCCCTGTAGAAATTAATACTGTAGAACAAAAGGTAGTTCCAGCTACTCTAGGAGTTCCATACGGACAAGCTAAACGTACATTTGCCCATAATAGAGAGGCTACTGTTATGACAGAGGCGGCAGCCCAGGTGGGCGATGAAGTTATTAAACATATCCCAAAGAAATTTAGGTCTTCCGAGGGTAATATTTATGATACGGAAGGGAATCAAATTGCCTAATAAGCCAACCCAAAAATCCAAATATCCTTCCCGCTATTCTCCTGGTGTTTTTGTTACTCCTGCCCAATATATTATTGAATTGGTATGTGAACAAATTGCCCGAAAAAAGAATGTAGAACTTCCAATTCAATTTTGGAAACTGCCTGAATGGAAGGTAATCTGGGGTGGACAGTGTAGAATCGCCAATCAACTCTTGACAAAGTTCAGTCCAGGGGTTATAATAAGAGTGGTGCAAGAGCGTAAACTAGAGAACATCCGCCCAAAATGGGTTCATACATTAATAGAAAAAGAACAAAAAATATTCGACGCTATCCAACCAGACCTGGAAAATTATCAACATGTAGATAGGTCGGCAGAGGTTGTTCTACCTAAACAGAATAGAAAAAATAATACTATTGGGAAATTAATGGAATTAGATAATAATGGCTAAAAAGAAAAAAGAAGATGGTAATTCAGTGGACGATGCACCTATAAATGATAGTTCTATTCTTTCTATGGAATTTTTAAAATCTGTCTGTAAAGATTTTGGAGATAATGTTGTAGTAGATGCAAACTATATATTAGATCGGAAACGTACTGTTATACCAATTAGTCCGGCTATAGATAGTATTTGTGGTGGAGTTCCAGAAGGATCATTTTTAACATTTACAGGTAAAGAGAAAATAGGCAAGTCCACTACATCATTATTTTTTGCAGCCACAGCACAGGATATAAAATACGCTAATGAATATTATCCAGCAGGACGAGAAGTCTATTATTATAATATAGAAGGTCGCCTCAAAGAAAGAGATTTACTAGGAATTCCACATTTAAATAGAGAACGATTTTTTGTTATACAATCTATTCCTGGAAAAATTTTAAATGCTACCGAATATCTACAAATAGCAGATAGATTAATCAATCTTAAACCAGGTTCTATTCATATATTTGATTCATTTTCCGCATTATGTACAGATGGTGAAAAATCTGGTGATATGGCAGATATGCAGAGAGCCGATGCTCCTAAATTATTAGCAAAATTTTGTCGTAAGGTTTGTAATGTTGTTCCAGTAAATAATAATATTATAATTGGTATTACACATCAAATGTCTAATGTGACAGGATATGGAAGCCCATGGAGTGAGAAAAGTGGAAATTCATTAAAATATCAAGTTGATATTAAATTAAGAGGTATGTCTATGAAACCATGGGCAATTCGAGTAGGAGAACAACCTATTGGTCAAATGGTGGAATGGGAATGCCAAAATACAGCTCTTAACATCCCACCCTGGGGAAAAGCTACCAGTTATATTCGTTATGGATATGGAATAGATAAAGAACAGGAATTGTTTAATATAGCATGTGATTTAGGCATTATAAAAAAGGGCGGTACATGGTTTACATTTCCTATGTTAAATAATGAACAAGCTCAAGGTGCAGAAAACGCCCGTCAACTCATTATAGACAATAAAATTTATGATAAAATTTATGATGAAGTAAGGAAAGTATTAGGCTTATGATAACTTGTGATCTTGACGGACATACGCATAAGTGGCATGTATCGGACCATGTTATAACCAGTAATAAAAGAAAATCTCGCTCGGAATATCATCTCAAAGCTCGCGATTTATTAGTGGAAAAATATCCCACATTAGTTATTTGTGAGGAAATTCCAATAATTCTACACAAAGGGCAGTCAGTATATCTTGACTTTTATCTTCCTCTTCTTAAATTATGTGTTGAGGTGAATGGAGAACAGCACTTTAAATATACCCCATATTTTCACGGTAGTACCCAGATGTTTTTAAAAGCGTGTCAGCGAGATAGAGAAAAAAAAGAATGGTGCGAAATTAATGGAATACGGTTTGTCGAGTTAAATTATAATGAGGATATTGAAGTATGGAAGAACAAAATTTAGGTCAATTTCAAGCTAATAGAACATGCGATCCTCCAAATTTAGATAAATACCAACATATAGGCACCGGAATCTATAATCCGGCTTTATTTCCAGTAGGTGGACCGGTAAAATCTACAGATATACCAGAAATTACATATATCCCACCTATAATAAATCAAACTGCTAAAGAAAAAATGGAGTTGGTTGAGCAAGCTCTTGATGAATATGAAAAGGGCATAGGTCTTCCGTCATGTCAACAACCTGGCAGTGAAGATGAATTAAATGGATATCTCACTATGGATCGTAATACTGTTGAAAAACTAACCCCCGATGCCGCTGGAAGTTTAGCTTTTCGTTTATCTCAATATTGTGTATATATTCGCCGTCTATACAATAGAGAAAAATCAAAGATTATATGGGCGAATAAACAATTATCTCGAATGATTGCTATCCATAATAATGACTATGATAAATTTACGAAACATGAGGTAAAAATTGCTTTAATTATTAAGGATGATAGCTATGCACAAAGTGTAAATAGTATATTAGTTTACGCTGAACAACGCGCCCAAAGATTAGAAGAAATTTCCTCGACTATTAAGGATTTAGCCGCAACTATCAAATCTATTGGATATACTAAAAGTCAGATGATAAGGAATCCTTAAATAGGAGAATATTATGTTAGAACCACAAGATATTGAATTAATCAAAATTATGCTAAAGGAAGCTGTTTCCACAATAAAACCAGCCCCGAAAAAAAAAGCAGTAAAAAAGAAATCCCCCAAGCCAGTCAAAAAGCGAGTTGACAAAGCCCCGAAATCTAGTATAATAGAGGGAGAAGAGTCGAATCCGTTACCAATCAAAACAATTCGTCTAAAAGCAAAACACGCAATAAAATCCAATACCGATTCTACTATTGATTCTAAAATACCTAGTAAAGGTTCTCCTGGTTATATTGAAACATTTAAAGCTATTAAAAATAGACCTAATTATTTCTTAACCAGCGATATGTATAATATGTTTAAAAGTGATACACAAATAGATAAAAAATTATCTGGAAAAAATCATCCTACCCCACGGCGTGAAAAAATGCAAATGTATGAGGTGGATTGTATTGTATGCGGAAAATCATTTGTTGTGACTTATGGTGTAATTCCTTTTGATACCGACACTGGCGATCCTCGTTATGTATGCAATGATTGTGTTGGAACAGCAAAAGGTTAGGATATTTAAATAAACTATGTCGATTATACTATCTGATATTATTTCAGAACGCGGAGTTATAGCCGGAATTTGTAGATACAATGCCGAAGCATTTTACGATGTTGTAGATTTATTACAAGAGTCTACTTTTAATAATGAAACTAATAAGTATTTATATCAATGTATTAAACATATTTTCAATAAATCCTCTACCGCAAAACTAGACCTCCCGACATTACAGGCTGCCGCCCACGAATTGGGTATAGCGTATATTTTTGTTAAAAAAGAGGAAATTCAATATATTCAGGCGTTATTTGATTTTCCTATAGATATAGAGAATGTCCGTAAATTAGCCGCTAAAATTCGCAAATTAGAAATAGCCAAACTTTTACATGGGCAACTCGAAGAGGCACAAGTAGATTTATCTAAGGTTAAGGGTAATGAAACAATTACTCATATTCTTGGATTAGCCGAAGAACGCATATTTGATTTCACTAAATTATTAAACGATCAATCTGACGCACCCGAACGACTTGGCAGTGACGCAGAAGAAGTAGTTACTGAATTGGCTAATAATCCCGTAACACAAGTTGGTATTCCCACAGGATTTAAAGCATATGATAAAGCGATTGGTGGGGGTTTGCGAGAAGGAACGGTTAATGTAATTTCCGCGAGAATAAAATTAGGAAAGTCGGTTCTTGGAGATAATATTGGAACATATATAGCAAAAAAAGGTATTCCAGTTCTCAATATGGATACGGAAATGTTGAAAGCAGATCATCAATATAGAACGCTGGCTAATATGTCAGATGTAACTATTAATGAAATAGAAACTGGTAAATTTGGCATTAATCCATCTGATAGAAAAAAAGTCATAGAATCAGCTAAACAATTAAAAACCATACCCTATTTTCATAAGAATATTAGTGGGATGCCATTTGAAGATCAAATTGCTATTATGCGGCGTTGGCTAGCCAAAGATGTTGGATTAAATCCAGATGGCACAGCCAAACCATGTGTATTAATTTATGATTATATTAAATTGATGGATACTGTTGGCATAGAAAATAATATGGCGGAACATCAATTAATTGGATTTATAGTAACAAGTTTGCAAAATTTTGCGGCACATTATAAAGTTCCTATTTTAGCCTTCTGTCAACAAAATCGTACAGGAATCACCAAAGAAGATACTGGAACAGCATCACAATCAGATCGTATATTATGGTTTTGTGCTAATTTTACTATATTTAAATCAAAATCGGACGACGAGCTTGCTGAAGATGGATTTTTGAATGGAAATCGTAAATTAGTAGTATTAGTTTGTAGACATGGTGAAGGTTTAGCACCAGGAGACTATATTAACTGTCATATGGATGGGCGATTTGGAAGAGTTCGTGAGGGCAAAACCAAATTTGAACTTATCCAAGAACAAAAGGCGAAAAACGCCGGTGGATTTGTTACACAAGATTAACAATGAATGAAGAATATCGTTCAACAGGAACAATTACGGATTTTATCTATCAATGTGATGGAAAAATTCGAGGATATAGTAGATTGTTTGGGCATTACAATGTCAAAACAACGAAAAATGTGGGTGGGGGTGTGTCCCATACATGGCGGGGATAAATACAACGCCTTTAATATATATGATAATGGCGATGAATGTACTGGATTTTGGAGATGTAGAACACATAATTGTAATAAATATTTTGCGAATAATGTAATAGGATTTATTAGAGGTGTTTTATCGCACCAAAAATATGACTGGCGAAAAAATGGAGATAAAATAGTTTCGTTTCAAGAAACATTAGATTTTATTTCCAACTGTATTAAAGAAGATTTTTCGTCCATAAATATTGATTATGATAAAATTGAAAAACGCAAATTTATTAATAGTATCAATGGATATAATAAGGATAGATTGCTTACAAGCGACACAACTAGAGCTGACATACATAAATTATTAACCATTCCATCGCCCTATTTTATTAACCGTGGATTTAAACCAGAAATTTTGACTAAATATGATGTGGGCACCTGTAATAATCCCGCAAATTTATTATATAATTCTGTTGTAGTACCAGTTTATAATGACGATCACACACAAATTATTGGAACAACATCCAGAAGTTTATATGAAAAATGCCCAAAATGCTCTAGCTGGCACAACCCTAAACAATTATGTCCTAATAGAGATGAAATATTTAAGTATTCAAAATGGAGACATTCGTTAGGATTTAAAAAAGAAAATTATTTATACAATTATTGGTTTGCTAAACAACACATTTATAGAACAAAAGTAGCAATTATAACAGAAAGTCCGGGAAATGTTTGGGCATTAGAACAAAGTGGACTGCCCATAGGATTAGCAAGTTTTGGAACATCATTTAGCGATACACAATTATCATTATTAAATAAAACCGGGGCTTTATCAGTTATACTACTAGGTGATAATGACGAGGCTGGACAGGAATACAATGGCATACTTTCAAAAAGATTACACAATATGTTTAATATACACACTATAATTCCCTCTAAAATAGATATTGGGGAAATGACTACAAATGAAATTAAACAACAAATTTTTCCCACATGTATTCAATGTAAAGAACAGTGGATTTTACCATAAAGGATAACAAGCGTGATAATTATACTAAATAATAATCCAACATTTAATTCAGAACTTACTGGGGCAATGATTAATGTTCAGTCCGTAAACGATATTCTGGATCTACAAATTAAATTAAGCGAAGATGATGCTGAATGCGATCTTCTACTAATAGATTTAGATTTAACACTAAATCAAACAGATATACTAATCAACTGGATTGTTAAACATAACCCATTTATCAAACGAATTATTCTATACTATGATGAAAAATCACCGACAACACTTACGCTGGAAGACTTAACTAAATATATCACCACTTTAAAACGGGCACAATACAAAGCTAATCTAATGCCATTCGGACAGTTGTACGAGGGATTAATTAAATATGAAAATGAATAGTGATTTTTATTATCACTTACTTAAACGAGGATGGTCGCCCTATATTAAATCCTGGGTTGACTGGGACCAAGAATTAATTACTTTTCCTATTTATACTATAGATGGTAAGATGGTTGGTTATCAGAAATATAATTGGAAAGAAGATAAAACAAGGGATAATCAAGCCCGCTATTATACTTATGCTGATAAAGCATATAAAAATTGTGTAGTTTATGGATTGGACAATTGTTTTGGTTATGGTCCAGTTTTTATCACTGAAGGTATTTGGAACGCATTGCGAATAACAAATTGTTTCAGAGATAGTTTAGCAATGTTATGTAATAATCCCAGTAAACAAACTAAACAATGGTTGAAAATGGTCTATCCCAATCGAACAATCGTGGCAATTTGTGATAATGACGAAGCGGGAAAATTACTAGGCAGATCGGCGGATTATTCATTTGTCGCCCCTATAGAATATGGCGATATAAACGACATGTCAACAGATGAATGTATGAGATTTTTAGAAAATATAACAAAGGAAATAAAATATCTATCATAAATATCAAAAGAATTTATAGTAATAAATTGATACAGGGGGATGATGACAAGTAAATACGATAAAATATTAACAAAAGAATTTTTTCAAAACGAATATCTTAATACGACACAAACCTTAGCAGAAATATCAATTAAACATAATATTACCCTTCCAACTATTATTAAGTATAAACACAAACACAATATTTCAAACAAATCACAACAATCATATAATAATGGAAAGTATAATAATGTTTTAACTAAAGAATTTTTATACCAACAACTGATAATAGAAAACAAAACTATTCAACAATTATTTGATGAATTGCATATAGATAAGACAACAATTAGAAAATATTTAAAGAAATATGGTATTATTCTAAACTCTCGCACGGTATTAGGACAAAGATTTGGAAATTTATTAGTATTAGAAAAAACAGGAAGAATTTTAAAGGGTTTTTCAGAATGGAAATGTATATGTGATTGTGGAAATACAGCATATAGAAATATTAGACAATTACGAGTCGCTGGTAAAACGTCGTGTGGATGTAATATGCATAATAAGGGTGTGTTAAACCATTCTTATACTGGAACAAAAAATATTACCGGATTGTTTTTTTCTCATATTCGTACCGCTGCACATAAACGCAATTTACCCTTTTTAATTACAATAAACGAAATAGAAGAATTATGGCAACAACAAAATAGTATGTGTGCATTAAGTGGTGTTCCTATAGCACTACCCGTTGGATGGACAGGCAAAAAAACTGCATCTTTAGATAGAATAGATTCTACCCTGGGATATACTTTAGATAATGTACAGTGGGTGCATAAAGATATAAATATGATGAAATTTGATTTAGATAATATTCAATTTATTAATCTGTGTAATTTAATTACTAACCCATTATCTTATAATATATTGATTAATCATAATGTTGATATCTTATATTCTATTTTTAGAACATGTAAATATAATGCAGATAAAAGAAAGATATTATTTAATATTACGCAAAACGATTTATTACAACAATTTATCAAACAAAATGGTTGCTGTGCTATTACTGGACAAAAATTGATATTACCATATAAATATAATGATAAATATACCGCTAGTATAGATCGCGTTAATAATGCAATTGGATATACAATTGATAATATTCAATGGGTACATAAAATAGTTCAAATGACTAGGAAAAAATTGAGTATAGACTCATATCAAAATTGGGCGAGATTAGTTGTCAAATATAATCGTATTAATATAACACCAACTATAATTGAATATAGTAAAAAAACACATCCTGAAAGGAAAATAACATGCAAAAAATAATTGGTATTGCAGGTCGCAAAAGCGCAGGAAAGGACACCACTAAAAATTTTATATTAGGGGCATTTTTAGTAAACCTTGGTATCTCAAAATCATTTAGTATATTAGAAAATAATTCTTTATATATATCGGATATAGATGGTGATACAGATTTTGCAGGAATTTTTGACTATAATAATCAATCACTATCCATGCAAACATTTCTGTATGAACGACTTGACCCGTATATAAAAATATTTTGTTTTTCCGATTTACTCAAAAAAGAAGTTTGTATAAAAATTCTTGGACTAACATATAACCAGTGTTTTGGCACTAATGATGATAAAAATTCGCTGACTAATTTATATTGGGAAGATATGCCAGGTGTTTGTATTTATCAGGATGAATGTAATCAAGTTAATGAAATACTATCATCAAACCCATTAATATATCATGCCCCTGGTAAAATGACTGCTCGCGAAGTTCTTCAGTTTGTAGGTACAAATTTGTTTAGGAAAATTTATAGCGATGTGTGGGTAAACGCCACGCTTAGTCGCATTCAAGCAGAAGGTTCTGAGGTTGCCATTATCACCGATGCCCGTTTTCCTAATGAGGTTGAGGGTATAAATGCTATCGGTGGAAAGACAATCTATCTAACCCGTAATCCCTACAACGACCAACACGAAAGCGAAACAGCATTAGACCCCGAAAACTTTGACCACCAAAAATTTACCTCTATTATCGACAATAAAGATATGTCTATCACCCAACAAAATAATGCTATACATCAATGGATGAAAGAACAGAAGATTTTAGCAGTGGATTTAGATGTAAAATGAATAAAGTAATATTATATCCACCGTCAAAATTTGATAAAGAATGGATAGACGATCTTCGTACACACCAAATAGTAGATCCAAACCAATGTGTTGGTTGGTATGGCGCGATTTTCATATATCACACTGTAAATAGTCGTGTATTTATAGATATGGATTTTTTATATAAAACTAGTGAATATTATGAATTTACCAATATAAAAACCGACAAAAAATATCAATGGAAAATTCCGATTGTACCATTTGATGAAATACTAGAAATTCCAATAGAAAATTTGGAATAAAATTAATTATAGAAAGATATAATGCTTATAACCTATATTCGTTCATCTTCCATGGGAAAATTTGAGTTTTGCCCAATGTCTTATTATTGTTGTTATGTTTTGGGTTATCCTGAAAAATCAAACTTCAAGGCCGACGCGGGCACTGTCTGCCATAAGGTTTTAGAAATTATAGCGGGCTGTAAATTAGCCAGAGATAATAAACAGAAAAAATATAATGATAACTTACTTGGTATTATATCTACTAAACCACACATAGAAAAACTTATACAAGATGTTTTTGATAATTATAGTAAGGTTTTCACACAACATAACTGGACATCTGGCATAATAAAAATGGCTTCGGGCGAAAAAGTCTCGCCTTTTAATTTTGTTCACGACACTGTAATAAAAACGCTTGAATATAATAACGGACAAGTCAATCCAGATAATCTTAATATTGTCACCCCGGAACAAACATTCGATATTGTAATAAATGAACCATGGGCACAATATGACTACGGAGATATAAAAGGTTTTTTAGGATTAAAAGGAACCATAGATTTAATAGTAAAAATTGATAATCAAACATATGAAATAATCGACTGGAAGACCGGGGTGAGAACTAAATGGAATGGTAATTCAGACGAGAAAAAGGATTATGAATATTTCCAGTCCGACCCACAGCTTAGATTGTACCATCTTGTAGCAACGATTTTATATCCCGATATAGAAAATATTATGGTTAGCATTATGTATCCTAATGATGGTGGTTTATATACAATGTGTTATGATAAAAAAGACATTGATGATACTAAAAAAATGATTAGGAAAAAATTCGAGGAAATCCGTTCATGTACCCAACCCCAATTAAATGTTAGTTGGAAATGTACAAAATTATGTTCCTGTGGAAAAACAACATTCGAGGATACACATGTCAAACCTATTATCGCACCCTGCGATGGCAGGATAGCTAAAAAGGGACAGGCTCTTACCAAGTGTGAACAAATTGACTATCTTATTGGTGTAAAAGGAATAGATTGGGTGACGAAAAACCTAGCCGTTCCAGGGTTTGACGTTGGATTTTATCAGGCTCCAGGCGGTTTGTAGACTTGACTTTTCCACCTTCCCGTCCTATAATACCTTCAGATGACAATCTAATGCTAATAGAAAACGCCGAAAAACTGAACGACCCCACCTATCTTCAATCTATTATTTTAGTTGAATTAGAAGATACTTTATGGGAAGCTAAACAAATTGATCTAAAAATTCGTCATCCAAATACCGTAGAAAAAACCGAACGGCTTTGTCGAGTTTATACTACAGTAAAATGGTCAACTAAGTTAACAATCCAGAAAAAAATCAATGCTATCAACGACATTATTTATCGTGGAATTTTAGATTTATGTGAGCAAATTGCTAATAATACTGAATTTTACGACGAAATTTATGTTGAATATAATAATGGATTGAAAGTACAATATGAAACAAATACCTTTACAGATCAAGATTTTTTGGATATAGATATTGATATCGAAAGAAAAATTTATGATTAAACATGACCAAGGACGCATACCAACAAAGTGGACCCCGGAACAAATACGGGATAAAAGATCAGATTTAGAACAAAGGGAACGGATTATTCAAGAAGAATATAAAGCCCAGCAAATATTAATAGACAAAAAATACCGTATTTTATATGCACGCTGCCCACATAAAAATATGAAATCTACCCAGTATACAAGATGGTGTGAAGATTGTGGAAAGGATTGGGATACAACATGATTATTACACCACCTCTAGACCAACCCTGGACAACTGAACAAATTATTCAAATTAGAAAATTATTAGATCGGGCATATGATAAATTAGAAAAAGATTATATGCGTGGTCAATGGGATATAAATAATCAATATAAAACCATGCAAGAAAAATGTCCACATAAACATATCCAAGGTGGGCAATATATGCGATGGTGCGAAGATTGTGGAATGGACTGTGATACTACATGAATGGTATTCGTGACCGTGTTATGGGAAATTGGTGTATACTATAGTATATTACCGTTACATAAACACGGAGACAAATAATGAAATTTTTACCAAAATATGAAAATATACTAACAAAAGAATTTCTAGAAAAAGAGTATGTTGAAAATAACCTTGGACCATATGATATAGCTAAAAAAGTCGGAACTACAGCACACACCGTTTACAGTTATTTGAAAAAAAATAATATTACACAGGTTAATAAAAATAAAATAGATATTACAGGTCAGCAATTTTATCAATTAACCGCCATATGTCCAACTGGAAAAACTAAAAATGGAACAACCATATGGGAATGTGTATGTACATGTGGAAAAAAAACAACAGTAGATATTGCATCATTAAGAATAGGAAAAATAAAATCGTGTGGCTGTCGTTTATATAGACGTGATCCAATTGACTATATTTGTAGACCAAAAAAACATGTTCTTAAAAAAATACATCATAATAATGATAAAATTAATAATAATGATATTGTAAGTATTAAGGGTAATTTCTTTTCTCATTTTAGAGGAGGTGCTAAAACTAGAAATATACCATTTTATTTAACAAAACAAGATATTAAGAATATGTATATTAAGCAAAATGGAGTATGTGCTTTATCAGATTTACCAATGTCGTTTGATTCGCATAATAAAACATGTAGTCTTGATCGAAAAAATAGTAATGGAATATACGAAATCAATAATTGCTGGTTATTACATAAAGATGTAAATAAAATGAAAGCATCTATGAGTATTCAAGAATTTATAGATTTATGTACATTAATTTCAAATCCAATTATATCAACAAATATGATAAATAAAAACAATATATTAATATTCTCTTCATTCTGGAAAGACATACAATATAACGCAAAAAAACGCCATATACTATTTAATGTGGGACAACAAGAAATTATAGACTTATTTATTAGACAAAATGGTAAATGTGCTATTACTGGACAGAATATAATATTACCAATAATGACAAAAGATTATCGTCAAAGAATACATACCGCTAGTTTAGATAGAATTGATAATCACCACGGGTATGTTATTGAAAACTTACAATGGGTTCATAAAATAGTCAATCAATCTCGGATGGATTTAAATATACATTATTATAAATATTTAGCGAATCTGGTTTATAAAAATAATGAATAAAAATTATATTGTTTGTCACGCACACTCACAGTGGAGTATTTTAGATGGCTTGAGTCAACCTAAACATCTTCTTGCCCGTATGGAAGAACTTGGCATGGATACTATGGCTGTAACCGATCATGGAACAATATCGGGTTCGGTAGCACTATTGAATGAATTTACCAAGAAAAAGAAGAAATTGATTATTGGATGTGAATTATATATAAGTGAATTTCCCGCAAATATTCGTAATGAAAATAATAGAAAGCATACCCATTTAATTGTCTTAGCCTCTGGAGATGTTGGATGGCAAAATCTATTAAAAATTACATCATTGGCGGGACATCCAGATAATTTTTACTATAAACCCCGATTATCTCTTGAGGAAATTTCACCCTATGCAGAAGGTATTATAGGAATTTCAGGTCATTGGGGGTCATGTTTAGCTAATGAAATAGTAGATGAAAATTGTAATATTATAGATGGTGGTTTAGAGGCGGGAATTAAAAAAGCTGAACAATTAAAAAATATTTTTGGAGAAAATTTCTATCTTGAATGTCAATTAATTGATCCACAATGCATTAATTTAGTTAATACAATTAGAGAAATTAGTAAACAATTAAATATTACATGTGTCGCCACCCCAGACGCACATTACGCTTTTCCCCATCAAAAGGACGACCATCATGTAATTTTAGCTACAAACATGAGAAAAACCATATATGAGTGTTCTGACCCAAATTTTGGTTTAGCCTCATTTTTTAAATGCCCGAACTTTTTTATTCCTTCGTATGATGATATGATCGGTTTTGGTAATACAGAAGAAGAACTGGAAAATACATTAGAAATAGCCGACAAGTGTAAACCATATACCACTATTCTACGTCAACCCATTCCTCCACCATTTGAAATACCAGCAATCTACGAAAATTTATTAGATAGAAAATTTAAATCCCACGATGAATATTTAGAACATTTATGTTATATTGGACTAGAGGGAAAGATTTTACCAAAAATTCCAGCCGAAAAACACCAGGAATACCGCGACCGATTAGCCAGAGAATTAGAGGTTATATTTTCAGCGGGTTTGTCTACTTATTTTTTACTCATTGCCGACGTATTAGATTACGCAAAAAAAATTAATTGTTTAACATCTGCTGGACGAGGAAGTGCCGCTGGTAGTCTAGTCTCGTATAGTTTAGGTATTACACAGGTTGATCCAATTAAAGATGATTTGATTTTTGAGCGGTTTTATAATGGGGCAAGATCAATTCCACCACATGTTCCATTTGGTGAATTATTACTGGAAAAATATACGTCCATTAAGTGTGATGGAAAAATAGAGGATTATTTTATTCAATCTAATATTTTACCCACCGACAACCCAAATCTACAAAAAGAACTTGAATTATTAAAGAATAAGCGTGTCTTATCTTATTATATTCACTTAATTAAAAATGTGGAATTAGATAAGCAAAATCCTAATAATAGTTATATAATGTGGATGTGTGATAAAGTAAGAAAATTAGATTTAGATAAGCCAGTGAATATTAATTTAGGTAGTGTTAACATGCCTGATATTGATGTCGATGTCCAGGGGGGTAAACGAGATTTAATTGTTGAATATATTAAGCAAAAATATGGTGAGAAAAATGTAGCACAACTCATAACATTCCAGAGTATGAAGGGTAGGGCCGCCTTAAAGGATGTTCTGCGCGCCCACTCTGCTGTATCTGCTGCTGAAATGAATGAAATTACCAAATTTTTTCCAGAACAAAGTAAAATAGCAGACGATTTACAGGAAATGAAAGAAGAAACTGGCGATTCGTCTATTATTTTATGGAAATTACAAAATGATAAAAAGGGAGAATTACGTCAGTGGTGTTATCTCAATGAAAAAAATGAATTTGATGGTCCTCTAGGTAAATATTTTGAACAAGCAATCAGGCTCGAAGGCACCAAATCCGCCCAATCTAGACACCCAGCAGGAGTAGTTATTTCCCCAATCCCACTTGACAAAATCTGTCCAATGGTCTATGATACTAAGAGCAAGCAGGTCATTGCGGGACTCGAAATGGTAGATATAGAGCGTATCGGATTGATTAAATATGATATTTTATCATTAAGTTTATTAGATAAAATTGCGGCAATTATATCAATATTGGCTACAGGTTATATTGATGAATAATGAAATATACTAAAGAATATTTAGCACAAAACAATATAACAATCACACACCCTGAAATAGCGGCAGAATGGCACACAACTTTAAATGGGGATGATAAGGCAGAAAATTATACTAAACATAATAGCGTAAATATTTGGTGGATATGTAATAATCACCATGAATACCAAGCCACTATAAGTCATAGATTACGTGGAGACAATTGCCCATATTGTTCTGGACATAGAATTATTTTAGGACAAACAGATTTACTTACACGATATCCAATATTATGCCGTGAATGGGATTACAACAAAAATACATTAGGACCTGAACACTATGCACAATATAGTAATAAAAAATGTTGGTGGATTTGTCAATATGGGCACAAATGGGAAACATCCATAGATAAAAGAACACGTCGCAAACAAGGATGTCCATATTGTTCTGGTCATAAGCATATAATGGGTCAAACAGACCTTGCAACTCTACACCCAGAATTATGTAAAGAATGGGATTATACAAAAAATATTCATGGACCAAAAATATACCCGCAATATAGCAATAATAAAGTGTGGTGGATATGTAATAAATGTCAACATTCTTGGTGTTCTATCATAGCAGATAGAGTAATTGGACATGGATGCCCTCGATGTAATATTAGTAAGGGTGAGAATAAAATAGAAGAATATCTAAATAAATATAATATCGTAAAAATAATACAACAAAAATTCAACGACTGTAAATATAAAAAAATGTTACCATTTGACTTTTATTTACCAGAATATAATTTATGTATAGAATACAATGGGGTACAACATTATCAAATTGCTACAGGTTTTTATAACAAAACACCATTATATGGACTAATGCGTTTACGTAAACAAAAGCAACACGACCGTATCAAACGTCACTACTGCCGCGACAACCATATCAACTACTTATGTATTCCCTATACTCATTTTGATGATATAGAAGAAATATTAGATTTAGCTTTAGCGAAAATCAAAGAGGATGACAAGATATGATAATATCAGACAAATATAAGATTGTTGAAGGTATCGCTGGTATGTGGCATTACCATCTTGCAGAAAAAGATAGTAATGGTACAAAATCTCTTTGTGGAAAGTGGACTATGCCAACACACAGTTCGCTAGATTCTTGGGGATTTATGCCAACACATATGCCAACTAATTATTGTCAAAAATGTGAAGAATTAGCAAACATAAATAATAATGAATAATTTATACTTAAAAGATAATCAATTAGGTCTTATTCATTTAATAGAATGGTATAGAGATGAATATCATAAAACCGATTTTGGGCATACTAAAATGATAGAAGAAATTAAGAATACTACAGATAACAATCAATTAGAAAAATATTATAAAATATTAGATGGATGGTTAGATTACTAAAATGAATACACATAAAATAATTTGTGTCGATTATGAATCAGATTCGCCCAACCCGCTTACCTGTTCGCCAACCCAGCTTTCGGCTATAGCTATTGACCCGCGAACATTACAAATTATTCCTGATTCCACTTTTAATTCATTAATTCGCCCCGTTGATATAGATTGTGAAGATTATTGTGAAGCACATAAGTCTACATTAGAGTTCCATGGGAAAGTGATGGCAAAATCGGTTGAAGAAGTATATCAAACATGGTTGGCGGCACCAGCCCAAAAGACAGTGTGGGAAGATTTCTTAACTTATCTTAATAAATATCATAATAATCGCTCAAAAGCCCGCACTGTATTTTCAGCACCAATTATAGCGGGATATAATATTTTAGGGTTTGACCTAATAATAATGCAAAGGTTGTGCGAAAAATATCACAATGTTGATAAACAAGGTCGTCAAACCATCTTCTACAATAGAGATAAAATTGATGTAATGAATTATGTCTTTCTATTTTTTGAAAATTCTGCTGAAATTGATTCGTATTCATTAGATAGTATGAGAGATTATTTGGGAATACCAACAGAGGGTGGACACGACGCACTAAAAGATGTTATTGATACAGCTAAAATCTTAATTGAATTCCAGAAGTTATGTCGTAATATTGCTAAAAAAACACAGTTCAAAAATGTATTCGACCCAGCAAAACAAGAAAAGGACAAAGAAAATGAAGAAAGTTAACACAGAAAAACTCGACACCGCCAAGCCCAATACCCTTAATATTACTGGTGATATTGTAGCTATTAAGTGGGATGAAACCGCCGTGCAATCTATTATCATTATAGCGGACGCTTTACGCTCAAACGCCCAGGCTTTGGGTAAATTGGCTGATGTAATTCGTGTATCGGGGTGCAAAATTGAGTCATTAATCAAATCTACAGCAGATGGTATGATAGTTAGTGGATGTCATATAAATGGTAATAATATAGAAGAATAATATAAAGGACTAATCATGGGTAAAATTAAAAGCAATAGGGAAATAATTGAACTATTAAAAACTAAAGATACATTAGAACATATAGGTTTCTATACTAAAAAATGTTCTGCTTATGCTGGAGATCCTACAGAATTAGATTGTGAAATTGGGGATTTATATGGTTATAAAGATTGGCAAATCACTAATCTAGCCAAAGAACTAAATAGTGCTATAGAACCAATTATTCAAAAGTGGGTGACACAATTAGGTATTTTAATAACAAATAGTGATAAAAACACGGAAATTAATTTATTATGACAGACGCAGAATTTAGGATATTTAAAGTAGCATGTAAATATTATATTAAATTTAAGACATATGCCTGTGATGTTCATGAATTGGATTTTCCAGAAATGGATGAATTGGTTGATGACATGGCAAATGAGTGCTGGATTTCTATTACCCCAGAACAAGAAACACGAGCGATAGATTTTATTAAAAGATATTAAATGACAGAATATTATAATTTCCCTTGTGGATGTAAATTCCCCATTATTGGTTATGGCCCAAATGGTATTCCCAGACTCGAAATACCCTCTGAGGTGGCTAATATCCCCATGGACTGTGCCCGCACATGGGATATGCTCTCTAATGGGCTCACATTGGGCATATTTCAGCTTGAGAGCAAACAATGTCAAGGAATGGCTAGGAAGCTCAAACCCCGCTCAATCGCTCACCTGAGTGCCTTAATAGCGATTATACGCCCTGGGGTCTTAGAAGCTATGATGGATGGTAAAAATATGACAAATCACTATATTGATCGAAAAAATATGGTCGAGCCAGTAACATATTTTCACCCGTCAATGGAAAATTCCCTCAAAAATACTTACGGGATTTGTATTTATCAAGAACAAATTATTCAAATGGTACAAGATATAGCGGGTTTTACGCTCCAAGACGCAGACCTACTCAGAAAAAGTATCGGAAAAAAATTACCCGAAGTAATGGCTAAATGTAAAACAATGTTTATTAATGGATGTAAACAAGCCAATATTGTTAATGAATCAGAAGCAGAACAAATATTTACATGGATAGAAAAATCGCAACGTTACAATTTTAACCAATCGCATTCTTATTCGTATGCGTACAACGCTTATTTATCAGCATATATGAAATCACATTTCCCCCGAGCTTTTTATACATCATATTTACATCATGCCCAAAATCAAGCTAAACCTTTTGAGGAAATTCGGGGTTTGGTCAGGGATGCCCGTCTACAGGGTGTCAGGGTTTTAGGTCCAGATATTCGTTATTTATATAAACATTTTACTCTTGTAGACAAAAACATTCGCTTTGGACTAGTGGATATTAAGGGTATTGGCGAAAAAGAGTATGAAAAGTTTCTTAAAAATATTAATACATATTGTGATAAAAAATCTAAAAAAATAGATGAAATTAGCTGGTTAGAGTTTCTCTTATTTATTTCCACTAAAATTAATAGTACTATGTGTACAGCTTTAATTCAGGGTGGAGCCTTATTATATATGGGTGTTTCTCGTACCCAAATGTGTTTTGAATATGAGACTTTTAATAAACTAAGCGACCGAGAACAGGCATATATTATTTCCTCAACTAGTTTAGATACCAACCTTAATTTAACCATTTTAGCCCAATTAGTCCAGCGGGTTATAACTGCAAAAATACCAAATAAAACCAGAATGAAGGTGGTCGAAGGTATTTGGCGAACTTTAAATACACCCCCGTATAGTATGGTTGACAGTCCAGCCTGGATAGCTCAAAATGAAATCAATCTCTTTGGAATCGCCCTAAGTTGTTGTGGGCTAGAGGGTTGCGATATTAACGAGGCAAGTGCCACATGTGAGGATTTTTTAACTCAATTAGACACACAGGTATTTGCTATAGCTGTCACATTAGACGAAATTAAAGAAATTAAAACTAAGAATGGAAAAAATCCAGGACAGCAAATGGCATTCACAACTGTTAGCGATAATACGGGCAATATGGAGTGTGTTATCTTCCCAGATGTTTGGAAAGAAATCCGTCCAATTATGTTTGTGGGAAATAATGTTCTAATTTACGGCGAGAGATCAAAAGATAAAAATTCTTGTATTATTAAAAATGCCCAACAAATTTAGCCATTTCTCTTGACAAAACACATTCTAGACGGTATAATATATTGAATAATTATGGATAAAAAACGCAAAAGAATTTTAGCTATCAGCGAAGCCTCCTACACCCATTCGGGATTTGGAAATTATTATAACGAAGTTCTAAAACGTCTTGTAGCAATGGATAAATATGACATTGCGGAATTTGCCTCTTATGGATATGCTAATGATCCAAGAGATGCCGAATCTAAGTGGAAAATCTACGCCAACGCTGTACGTGATAATGATCCACGCATAGGACAGTATAATTCAGATCCCTTTAACCAATGGGGCAAGTGGAGATTTGAACGGTGTTGTTTAGATTTTAAACCAGATTTTACCTGTACCCCACCGGGTGAATTAGTTCTCACTGTGGATGGATATAAACCTATTGAAAAGATACAAATAGGTGATTTAGTTCCAACACATACGGGGAAATTACAAAAAGTTATTAAATTATTTAAAAGACCTTATGAAGGTAAATTATATAAAATATTTTGGCATGGATGTAAAACACCAATAACCATTACTGGAAATCATCCTGTATTAATATATAGATGGAAAAATCAAACAAATCAAAAGAAATCTTATCAACAAATATACAAAGACATTGAACCAATATTCGTTCCTGCTTCTGAAATAAATGAAAATGATTTGATTGTTTTGTGTCCACCAAAAATAGTAGACAACCCAATAGAACAAATTGATATAACTAATTATTTAGACAATTATAGTGAAAGAAACGGTAAAATATATCCATATCACAGATATGATGGAAATAGTATAAATAGATATATTAAAATAGATAAGAATTTTGGTAAATTAATTGGGTATTTTATTGGTGATGGATGTGCATCCTGTGGAAATATTTCTTTTGTATTTCACAATAAAGAACAAAATTTTATTAAAGATGTTCAGGGTTTGTTATTAAAAATTTTTGGTATAAATTCTCACGTATATAAACATTCAAAACAACAATCTAGTAGTGTTGAAGTTAAATCTATTATTTTATATAAATTTCTGAAAAAGTATTGTGATAAATTTAAAATCCCAGAAAATATCTTGCGATATTCGTCTGAAACTATTAGTGGTATTATTTATGGATTAATAAGAAGTGATGGATATTATTGTAAAAATAAGGTTGTATTTACTTCAGTTAATAAAGAAATAGTATATATATATCGTATATTATGTTCCATGCTTAATATTCCCACATGTTTACAAAAAGTAGATAAATTATCTTCATATAATAAAGACCAAATTGATAAACCATATTCATTTTTTAATATTAATGGAAATGGATTGTATGGAGATACTTTACATAAAATTGCCAAAAAACATAAAGATTTTATACGTAGTTATAAAAAATCCATACGACTATCAGTTCAGATTATTAACAACAATTTAACATCCAAAATAAAACAAATAGAAATAATAAATTATCATGGAGATGTTTATAATATAGAGGTTGATATTGATAACTCATATATCCTGAATCAATCCTGTGTACATAATTGTAACACACGCGACCCATGGATGATGGAATGGGAGGTTGAGTCACCGTTTCGATCCTTATATCATAGTTGTTGGATGCCCACCCACGATAGCAGCCCAGCCCGCCCACAATGGGTAGACAATTATATTCAGTGTGACGCTGTTTTTACATATTCTGACTGGGCAAAGGAAATGTTAGAGGAAGAGGGTGGGGGAAAAATAAAACTACAGTGTGCCGCACCCCCTGGAATAGAAATAGACATATTTAAATTACCACAAGATAAAGCTAAACAAAAATTAAGTATGGGCTTATCACCCACTATGAATATTATTGGGTCGGTCATGCGTAATCAAAAACGCAAGCTATTTCCCGATTTATTTTCGGCATTTAATTTATTTCTAGCTAAATGTCGTGAAACAGGAAAAACAGAATTAGCCAATAATACATACCTATATATTCATACCTCTTATCCTGACGCTGGATGGAATTTGCCCGAAATAATACTTGAACATAATATGGGTCAGCGATTAATATGTTCATATGTATGTCAAGCCTGCCAACGATGGTTTGCTGGTCCTTTTACTGATGTTTATGGGGTATGCCCTCATTGTGCGGGAACAGCCATTCTACCCAATGTAACCAACGGGGTAACACGCGAAACACTTGCTAATGTAATGCAGTGTTTTGATTTTTATGTACAACCCACTATTGCCTCTGGACGGGAAATGCCTGTTTGGGAAGCTGCTGCTTGTGGAGTTCCAGTGGCGTGTATGGTACATTCGGCATTATTTGACGCCATTAAATATATTAACGCTTTTCCTATTAAAATTGCCAAAAAATATTTAGAATGTGAAACTTCTGCATATCGCGTAATGGTTGATACAGAAGATATGGCGAAAGTTATGTACGAATTTTTTCAATTACCTTTCTATAAAAGACAACAATTATCATATAAAATTCGTGATACTATAGTCAAAAACTTCACCTGGGATAATACAGCAAAAATTTGGGCAGATTATTTTGACAATGCCCCATTAACAGGATTACAAGGAAAGTGGGATTCACCCCCAAGATTATACAATATTCCACAAAGTATACCGCCAAATCTATCCGTCGAAGAATTTGTTACCTGGATCTTCAATGATGTTATTCACCAACCTGAAAAACGTAATAGTTTTCTAGCATATAAATTATGTGCAGATTTAACATTTGGTATTATTCACGAGGGTGGAAATATTAGACAATTAAATAGAGATATGATCTTTAATATTTATAGACAAAAATTAATCAATCAAAACGAATGGGAAAAAATACGTTGTGGTATGATTAAATTAGCACCAGAAGATTGGCTACAACAAGCCACATTACAAGAAGAGGCATTAAAATTAAAAACTGGGGATATTATACGTGAAAGTTCTATTTATAGGTCCGTATAGACAACAGGATGGATGGGGGCAGTCAGCCCGTAGTTTAATATCGTCATTATTGACGACTGATGTAGATTTATCACTACGTCCGCTATATCTAGCCCGCACACCAATGATAGAAAGTTCTATATATGATATATTAGAACGTAAAACCGACAAATATGATGTAATTATACAAAACTGTCTCCCAGAACAATTTTCATATTATCATGGTTCTAAAAATATAGGATTCTTTTGTAGTGAAACACACAATCTTCAGTTTACCCCATGGATTACTTCATGTAATTTAATGGATGAAATTTGGACACATAGCACTATAGAAAAAGAAGAATTGATAAAAAGTGGGGCTGAAATACCAGTATATTCTATTGGCGGATCTATAGATATTGCTAAATTCCAAAATCCACCCGAACGTAAATTTACCGAAAATTTTATCTTTTATTTTATCGGTGGCGGCGAACGTAAGAACGTGAATGCTTTAATTACTGCTTTTCATCGTGAATTTGATCGCTGCGAGCCAGTAGAATTAGTATTAAAAATTACTGGGCAAGATCAGCAAACCATTAATGATATAACTGAATTTAAGCGTAAACTCGCCATCTATCCACATGTTGAACAATATAAAACCGAACAAATCATACCCAACTATTTAAGCGAAAGCCAGATTGATGAATTACATGTAAACTGTGATTGTTTCGTATGTCCTTCTCACGGTGAGGCATGGTGCTATCCTGCTCTAGACGCTCTAGGATTTGGTAACACACCAATTATATCATCTTTTACTGGTATGACTGACTTTATCACGCATCAAAATGGTTATCATATTGCCACAATACAAGTACCAGTTATATGTCAGAATCGTCCATTACAATATATTTATACAGCCAGAGAATATTGGATGGAACCAAGTATCCTACATTTACAAGACTTAATGAGAAAAGCATATAATAATAAGATCAATAAAACCCTAGAATATAAAGAAAAAATCGAGCAGGGTAAAAAAGATATACAATATTATTCACATAAAAATACAGGAAAACGATTAAATGACATCCTTTGTGCGTAATACTATTCGTAATGCCGACAGTAATAATACAATCAAGAATATTCTAATAGCACCTTATGACGGAATATTTGAAAAATTATTACAAAAGTATACCCCGCACCATTATTATCATTTAACTGGAACTACTTATTTTAATATTATACAACCAGATTTCAACCCTATTTCAATAAATTCACAGGATTGGGAACCCTTTTTTGATGTTGATTTAGTGATATGTAATCACATGGAGAGCCAGTTTAATATATGTCAACAATTATCACAAGCCCTACATGTTCCGCTTATTATTATTCATCACGGGCTACCATCTCCCGTAGTGAAAAAACAAGATATGATAATTCTATATCACCAAAGTAAATGTAATACTAGAATTTCCACCTATCCTATTGTTAATAAATCTTGGTATGCCGATTTTGAGATCATTCCACCTGGCATAGAATCCACCCCAATAGTGAATGGGAATAAAATAAGCATTATTGGTAAATTTGATAATAATATCATTAGTTTTATACAACAAATTAGACAGCATTATCCCAAACCAATAGAGGTATATGGCGAGAACCCAGGATTTTCTCAACCAGTATCTTATGAGCAAGCCTTAAAAATTATTGATGAATCGGAAATATATATAAATCTATATAATAATCTAGATGTATCTTATTTAATGCTATATGCGTTATCTAAAGGTAAAAAAGTTATTAGTTCTTTATCTAAAATTAGTCAAGAAATTATACAAAACAACGTCAATGGATATTTAACCAATTCTTTACAGGATATAATTACTGCATTACAGATACCATTTTCAGAGACTATGAAAAATAATGCTATAGATAGTGTTAAACAATATAGTATAGAAAATTTTACACAGAATTGGAATCATTTTTTACAACAAACCTTTAGGACGGTGCAATGAAAATAGTAGTGACCCATACCATAATTGGCGGAAAAAAAGATCCTGAGTATCAATATATATATTATAGTAAACTATCAACCCTAGATGACGAATCCTGTACTGAAATACAATTAAATAATAGCCTGGATTTTTTACCAGAAAGAGATAAAATCCTCTCTTTATGCTTAACCAAACTATGCCCAGGTGGTTCGCTATCTATGATTGGGCATGATGTTATTTTAATTTCTAAAGATATTTTTCTAGGTATATTAACTATACAGCAGGGTAATAATCTACTCTATAATGATCAAAAATCTTTAGATAGTATTAGTAAATTAATCGTTTTTATGCGTAATAATAATATGAAAATTATAGATAAACAAATAGAAAACTATATGTATAAATTAAAGGTGGTTAAATAATGCCAGAGATCCATAGTAAACACACACCATGTAAAGATTGTATTTTTGCACAATATGGTCCACCAAATGAAAAAACTCAATTTGGATGTTTCCTAAACGAACTATTTTATTTAAAAAATGCTGGATTTGAAATTTTAGAAGTTTATGATGAAGAAAAAGAATTCTATGTTATCAACGATACTGTATGTATGAAAAAACGATATCCCACATGGACGCACGCTAAAGGTTATGATCGTAGTGAACAGGTAAAACAAATAGATCAAGAAATTGCTATAGAATATGCCGCAATAATTTTAGAAAATAGTAATCCGTTTGGCGTTCAGAAAACCATTCAATCTCTTATAAATCAACAGTTAAAACCTAAATGTATTATTGTTATAGTGCGTAATAATAGTGGCACCAATAGTCGGGGATATATTCCTTTATTAAATCATTTGGGGATAGCGTGGAAGATCGAAAATTTTATTAATGATTATAATGATTCTCAACTAATTGACTATGCTGTTGCCCATATTAAAGAACCAATTTATAGTGTGTTTCAAGCCGGATTTATTATTCCTGCCTTAACATTTTATGATATTAATTCCGCCGTACATAATGATTTTCTTAATTTTGCTATGCTGACCCCCAACTCCACTAATAATGGCATGGTGGTAGTACGACAAGCCCATAATCAATTTGGCGGAAATATAGAACAAACCCTAGAGGAAAAACTAGACACAGTTACACCATTATGCAAATATCCGATAACACAGATTCTACCGTATTTCCCCAAATAACGATTGCTACATATAGTAAAATTGAGACACCAGATGGTGTTTCTATTATTAATATAGATGATCTCTCGGAACCTAAAGGATTTAATAAAATAATCCAACAAACAAAATCTAATTTATGGGGCTTTGTTCCACCGAATTGTAGTATATCAAAAGAAGGAATTAAAACAATCTTATCTTATTTTAAAAAATATCCTCATATTAATTATCTTTACACAGATATTATTATAAATAACGAACCCATATATTGGTCGTCATATAGTGCTAATAATAGTTCTCAATGGAAGCAAGTTCCACTATTTATCAAGCAAATCCCAGCATTATTTGAAGAGAAATTAAATTATTTATATTTCTATTTAATGTTATTGAGATTAGAAAATTGTAGTATGGGACTTCATATTGCCGAACCACTATTTAACTTTATTAATTATACACAGCCAACTAAACAACAAATAGACGAGGAGTTAGCTATTATCTATGGGACAGGCAACACGCAATGTAGCAAGTCTTAAAAATATTGACAATTTTAAACAATTAGTTATAATTATATTAAGTGCTGGCGATAACCCTAAAATGAGGAGTTGTGGGCCGAGATCCACATTAGTTTTTCAGGACGAGACACTGTTAGAACGACAGGTACGCTTACTTAAAAAGCAATTTGTAGATATCCCAATTATTGTAGTTCATGGATATAAATCAAATTATACAATTAATAGATCGCCCCGTGGAACAATTAATGTTATCAATCCTAACTGGGAGGAAACTGGCGTGGCTAAAAGCCTTGCCGTGGGAATGCAAACTACAAAACACACCGACTTATTAATGATATACGGGGATTTGGTTTTTAATACATCAACAATCCGAATACAATTTACGAATAAATCTTCTATATATATAGATCGCGGAACTATGAGGACTAGCGAAGTTGGCTGTGTAGTAAATAATGGTATAATAGAAAATATTATGTATGATCTACCTGATAAATGGGCGCAGATTGCCTATTTTACAGGAAATGAATTAAATATATTAAATAGACTAGTCAACAATCCACTTAATGATAAATTGACAGGATTGGAATTAATTAATGAAATTATTACGAAAGGCGGAAAATTTATCGCTACTAAACCCCGTAATATAAAAGTGTATGATATTGATACGCCATCGGATATTAAAAATATAGAAGACATTTAAATGAAAATATTATTATCTCCAACAAAAAATATACAGTTAGCCCATATATATAATACCGCCTCACAGGTTAAAGATGTACAGGTGATTAATTGGATAAAAGGTCGTTCTTTACATTTTATGCTATCTAATTTTACTCCAGAAATGATATTTATTGATACAGAAAATATAACAGAAACTATTGTAGAATTAGCTAATACATTTAAAATACCCATAATTGGTTTTGGTTCTCCAACCCATTTATTTCAAAACGCGGATTTTATATTTAATTTTACCGACCATGCCAATCCTAATTACCTACCCCCAGCGGCAAATTTGTTAAAATCTCAAGAAATTTTCGTCAATCCCTTTGACATTTTGTACTCTGCGTGGTATAATAAGGAAGAGATAGAGAGGGCACGTCAAGCCAATTTGACATTTAGAATAGTAAATACACAATGTTCTAATGTTCCCGAATATATCGGCTCTACAAATGTCTTTAATATTATTGATTTATATAAAGCCGCTAGTATAATTATTACCACTTCTAATTTATATGATATTGCTATCCATAAGCGTTTTGCTTTAACTACTATTGAAAATCCTCTTTTTCCACAATATACTGCAACGGCTTTAACTAGTCAAACCGATAATTTATTTGAATTAATAGAAAAACATCTTAAACCAAATAATATTAAGAAACAAATTATCAATAACGCCTATCATATTGCCTGCGAAAATACATATTTTCATCGTTTGTCTACTATATTTGAAAAACTTAATCATAAAGATATATCTATACAATGCATGATAACACTGTCAAACATTTTGGAATCTTGGTAAATAGCATCGAGCATAATCAGTTATCTCATATGCTTTTATCAAATTTCAACCATATAATTAAAGAACATGGTGAAATATCCCCCACGATTTTTTATCAAAAGTTGGGGAGTTGTCAAATTCCATCCATGTGCCCCAAAATGCATTATGTTAGAGCATGGAATTATACTGGAGTATTAATTTCAACAGATATCGCTACAACTACTATATTAGATAAATGTATACGCAGTCCACGAAAATTGTTTTATGTTCACGATTTAGAATGGCTGTATTTAAAATCTCCATTATTTAGTCATTTAAACACTATATATAATAATCCCGAAATTGATTTAATCGCTCGTAGTCAATCACATTACGATATTTTACAACGAGTATGGAAAAAACCTATAGGAATTATAGATAATTTTAATAAAGAAGATATTTTAAAGATAATTTAACAGGGCTCGTCTTTCCCCGAAAACGTGTTAATCCCTCCTTGTCTCTGTAAAAAAGAGACTTGTTTTAAAAATAATACGAGCAAGATCGACATATACAAAGTAGTACGGTTAATGGAGAATATAAATGGAAATTGACCCACGTTTAGAAGAAAATAGTACTTATCAATTTATTCCAGTAGAAGAAAAGGTTACATCTAATACTATGCAGGAGGGGATAGATAATGTCCCCTTATGCACTTCCCCCGAATGGAACGCCTATGTTTTATCGTTTTTTGTACCAGAGGAAATGTTTGAGGGACATCCCACGGTAGATGGTTTACGTCGGGTGGCGGAATTACTATTGGGTGAAATAACACGAAGTACCAGCGAAGTAATCCAGACTCCCACAGAACCAAATCAACGGGCTACTGTTATTCACACTATTACATTTTTAGACAATAAAACTTATAGCGGATCGGCTGATTCATATTGGGGTAACACAGACAAACCTTATTGTAAATATCCGGTTTCAATCGCCGAAACAAGGGCAGAGGCTAGGGCGTTACGACGTGCATTAAAATTACGGAATATTGTTAGTGCAGATGAAATGTCAAAAGTGGCGTTAAAAGAAGATAGTAAAGAAAAGGGCGAAAAAGACAATGACACTACAGAAATACCCGAATATATCGAAAATATAAATGATACGCAAATTAATTGTATTAATATTATATGTAACAGGATAAAAATAAATGTGGAAAAATTTGTAAAAACCCACTTCCCTAATCTTAAAAATATCAAATTGCTTAAACACCCAGAAGCAGTACAATTATTAACATCATTACAAGATTATCAACAAAATATAGATAAAATACCCAGCGATGTAGCTGGTTTTGATTCAAATTGGAAATCCTCATTTTGCTAAAGGAAAATTATGAAAGCAACATTTTATGTAAACGAAACGCTCAAGTTCGAGATCGAAGATTCGGCCCAAACAGGTTTGTTTGAACAATTAGCTGAAATCAGCGAAGTGTTCAGCAATGATACTTGTGGACACTGCGGGGGAAAGGCAACATTCCGTGTGCGAGAAGTAGATGAAAATAAGTACTTCGAGATGTGGTGCCCATCGTGTTATGCCAAATTGGCATTTGGACAAAATAAGAAGGGAAATACGTTATTTCCAAAGCGTAAGGATAAAGAGGGAAAATATTTGGATAAAAATGGCTGGGTAAAATATGTTAAACCCTCCGCTATACCAGCCGCAACACCAGCGGCAGCAACGCCAGCGGATTCATTCTAAACGGGGTTGGTCTGCGGTTGTCCCCGAAAACGTACTGTCAGGGCCGTACCGTTAAACAACTGTTAAGCTCATCCCTGAATTAGTCTACGATGAAAATTGTAGACTTTTTTATTTAATACCACCAGTTCTATTGCACCCACATCCCCCTTGTGGTTTATCAGGAGTTGGTACTCTTAAATTATTTTCAAATTCTATACGCGACAATTCTATATCTTCCTCAGTTGGAGGGGGGAGAATGTTATCCTCAGATAATATATCATTAGTTTGTTCTAATCTATCTATTGCAAAACCATTATCCTCTATCCATTTTGGGGGATTAGCAGGACATTTTGTAGTACCCCATGCCAATTTATTTAGATATAAGCGTTTATTTATATAACACCCACAAATTCTACACGCATATCCATTGTATTTATCACATTTACTACATATATTATCGAAAATATTATCAATACATTCTTGTGTACGCATTGGCTTACCACGTTCCATCCAATATAAGTATGCGTCTTTATACGAATTTAAACGTGCCCACATTGAAGGAAATTTAACATCCTCATGTAATTGGCATATCCTCTCTGGCGAGTGTCCAATCTGATCTTGATCTATCCATTCAACATTACATTTTTGACAGATATATTTATATGTATCTATCTTATGAAATTGGCATCTGGGAAGATTATTTAAATTCATAGTTGATTAAAACGGGGCAGTCTTTATTTAAAATATTTTTACTCCACTGGGTTTGCGGACCCGCATTACACCCATCACGTTGATACAAACATCCATTATTACCTAATTGATCGCATATTTTACATACCTCTAATTGGGGTTCGTATTCTGTAGGATTTTTGCGTTTTATATTCAATAAATACTGTGACATTAATCTAATTAATTCTAAAATACGTTCTGGATGTGGTTTAATCTTCTGTTGTTTCGATATTGGCTTATTCGTATTTTTAAAACATTTAGATGATTGTAAGACATCGGTATGGCATACACGATCAATTGGTTCATCGGTATCAATAAGAATTTCATATCCACAATTTATACACTTACGCTTACCGGTTTGTTTATTCCAAATACATTTTGCCATTACTTATCCATTTCGTGTTGCTGTTAATGTAATTATTGCGTTGCAACCATCTTCGCTTCCCATATATTCCCAATCTTTAACCAAAATTTGTGCCGAGGCGGATGTACAACTTTCAGTTTCAACTATTGCCTCTGCGTCATGTCCACCAATAGTAATTTGCCCACGTCCTACCGTACAATATAATCCATAAATACTACCTACGAATGTTCCACATCCAGCTACCGGATCGCATATTTCACTAAACGTTGTTCCCGGTGCGGGTAATGGTGGATTTAACGTTGCATAATTGTTTTTACACTTATCTTCTATATATTCGTCTATTTTTAAAGATACGAGCCAAGATGCTGTATTACGTAAACAATCTGAACAATAAAAGTGCATATTCTGACATGTAGCATATCCATTATAATAATCATTAACAATTAATGGTAATTCATTACTATAATCACTGTTAGACGCAGAAACAAAAATGGGATTTTGTGATGGTCCTGGATCTAAAATACCAATAGGTAAGACACCCGCTATATAATCACACTGGCAATCCTTCAGATTGATTATATCAGGTAATTCTGGACCAAAATCATGTCTGTATACTAAACTTCCCCCAAACATAGTTCCACAATTACTAATACCAATACTTACTTCTAGATAATAATTATCTTCTTCGTGTCGTAAATCAGCCTCAAATGTACCTTGACATCTTGTAACCGACCACATACACCCAGGCATATAATCTAGAAATCTTAAATAGTGCGTACCATTTAAACAATCACCATATACTGGAGCTGTCCAAACAACCGGGGGCGTAGCATTTTTATCATAAATATCAGTAATTCCACTTGATTCTACCTTGAGAAATAGTGGAACGGCACCCCATTTAGCATTAGGACAATATGGATAACAATCTTCGCAAAAACCACAAATACTCTCCTCGTTACCAATATATAAACGTGCCTCTTGAACGGACACCTTGCATGTATATCCTTCAGCCATCGTGATAGTGCCGGTACCAAATCCCCACACATTAGAGGAAATTCCAACGAGACGAGAAGTTTTAAAAATAGGTACATAATGATCGGTTTGATTGACAGAAAACATCACAAATTCTTTATGTACACACACACGTAATTGAATTAGTTTACCAGGCGCAAATTCTGCCGCAGCTAATATATTCACACTGGATGTCGGTAAACTATCAGGCTCTAAATATGCAGTACCGGGACCTAAAGCAGTGGGCATTAAACCGATATCTACATAATCATCATCGTTATAATAAACACGCAAATGACACTGATTTTCTAATGTCTCCCATGGACTAGGATCTTCTTCAATTTCTGGGGATGTAATAGTTACATTAAAATTAACATCAATAGTATATGGAAATTTATGACAAGTTGCCTCATCGTCATCCTGACATTTTGGTAATTTACATTTCATTATGGCACCAGAACCAACAGTTGCCCCGATAGATGTCACCATACCATTACCATATTCTCTAATCCAACTACCAACCTCCCAATTCACATCGACTTCTCTATAATCTACAGTTAAACCAGGATAGTGCCATTCTGGCATATATAGTTTTACATCGGGTTTATTTGCCTCGAACCAATTTATTAAACCATCGTACCCATTCATCACAATATTAGTTATACTAGGTGTAAATGTAATAATATCATTTGTCTCACCCCAATCCCCACCTCTATAACCATCTACACCGTTATATATACTATCTGAACTAAAGGTATAATTGTTGGGTTTATCATATGTGTATGGAAATTCGTTATCGGTAATTAATCTTTCGGCTTCTGTGGCATTTTTCCAATAACCGCGAAAATCATATTGAAATAAATTTCCAGGTATACTATAAGACCGTGCCATACTTTGTTCAGACGCCCACGTTTGAAAATCCTCTTCAATTTCTTCAACTGTTTGTTCTTCCGTAGCCTCAAATTCTGTATTATAATCATCAATAAAATTAGTTCTAGCCAATGTACCAGAATATTTAAGACATTTTTTATTAGCCTCAAACCACGCATTAATGGTAGAACAGGAATTATAATAAACATTCTTTAATCCAGGAATAAAACTAAGATGATATCTGGGATCATTATCACTACCTTCGTGTTCGTCTATCCATACAAATCTGCCAGCTCCACCAACGGATATTAATGTAAACCACCCCATTGCTTCAGCAATAATATTATAATCAATAATCCACATATTATCACTAGACCAGAACGCTTTAGAGGAAAAGGCTGGATGGTTAGGTTTACACCACATTTCGTAAGAATATCCTGGATAAAAATATTCTCCCCGAAGATTATAATTGACCAATTCGTCTAACCTATCAGCCATAGCTGCTTGAAATTCGGCTTCATATCCACCTAAATCGCTTGGATCTGGAAAATTATAATAATCAGTTAAATCTTCATTAGGTTTAGTTGGTGGAATAGTACAATCAGTATAAGTAAAATAATCACTAAAAACTAAACAACAATCATTTACAATATTCATAATTTATCCAATACATCCTAATGCACATGGTGATATAAATACTACATAACCAGGTTTTGAGGCTCCCGAGTCATCTTTCAATGTTGAATCCCATGTTACGCGAATAGTAACTCCTTGGTCAATACAAAGACCTCGCGGGGTATTCTCATCACTTCCGGGATTAAACACATCTACCTCGCCATCGGTATTAGTATAAACTATACCCTGATAATCAATAGCACTAACACTATCAATAGTAAACCATGTTGTAGATAGATAAACCGGACTTGTTGCTCGTCCAATTAAATCTGGTCCACCTCTCAGTTCATGCCATTGCCCATATGCTAAACCATCCATTTCCCCTGTATGAACAACACCTAACAATGTCATAACACTAGGATATTTTTGCGAAAGATACCAATTACGATGAGTTGGTCCCATTTCGTATCCAGGTAGAGGATGTGTATATCCAGCAGTTAAGGTATAGTAAAACAAAACTGGACCTTTACTATTATCAAATGCTTTACCAGTTTTAGAATATGAGATAGGTGATCCACCATTTATATACATATGTTGTTGAAATGGAACCTCTGGTTTTATTACTGGTGCGTACCAAGTATTTTGTGTATTATTCATATTTTCACTATAACCAACATCTAATTGAACCACACCATACGCCGGAATAGTTTTATCAGCATCGGTTACATATTCTTCTGTTGTAGCATCCCACACCAACATATTTTCGGTAACATTTTTAATAGGAATGGTTCCATCATTATTACCAGCAGCTAAAATAAAATAACTTTGTTTTCGTCCATTCCACGATACTACAACATTATCACCAGAAGAGTAGGTTTTACCCAGTGTGTCCATAATAGGAAGATAAACACCAGTATTCTTTAATAATAATCCAGTAGAATTATACATTGGAAAATCATCAATTAATATACCGGTTCCACTACCAGATGCGACAATATCGCTAATTAATGATGCAGATAAAATAGAATATGGTGGCGGGGCTGTCCAAACACCACGATTACGATCATACCGCAAATCTACAGGAGCAACGGGCCACGTTTGAGGTTTTTGCAGCCAATCCCGCATAAAATAATCTTGTAAATTACCTGTGGTAAAAATACCACCACTGGCATTAGCATATGTATCAGCGGCATTAGGAATAGGCTTTCCGTCTAAATCATAACCCCATCCTTGTAGCATTAATGGTCCACGCAATGCTAAAGCACGATAATCATCGGCATAATTTCCAGTTTCAAATTTACCATCTATTCCCTGGGTCACAAAATGTTCATTAATACCAGAATATTTTCCTATAATTTTTATATCATGACCTAAACCAGATAAACCAGAAATGCTTCTTTCGTTAATCAACCAATCGCTTTTCATACCACTTGGATTTTGAAATGGATGAGTATAACTACTACTAATAATATTATTATAAATCCAATTACCAGAAGTTAAAACTGTATCAACGTCACCAGATCCAGTTCCGCTTGGAATTCGCATTGGTGGAATAGATGTTAAGATAGCATAAGGACTATCATCTGGCTGAGCTAAACGCGGAAGATTTCCATCTCCATATAATGATATAGGACGAAATAAACCATCCATAGACATTAAAGCCTTTTTATTATAATTTATATTTTCGGTCTTAACATCAATTAATGGATTTGATGCTACAGTAGTCATTCCAATACCACTAACACCAGTTCCAACTATATTTAATTGTCCCATCATTACTAGATGCGCGGTCTGATTAGCGTAATGGATACCCGCGTCTGTAGCAGAAATTCTATATGGAATATTTCCCGCACGAACATTTTGATTATAAGAATTAGTTATATAGGTTTTTGCTCGTTTAGCTTGTAAATGTTGAAATTTGCGATTGGTTGCAGCTAAAGTTTTTAATCTATCTGAATTTTGCTTGGTAAAACGTCCAAATTTAGGAGTATACGTCCTCATGTTATAATCAGTGGTGACACCCTGTGGTCCCATAGATATATTTATATTTGTAATATTAGGTCCATATGTACCAACCCATGGGGGTAAATCAATATACCCAAAACTACTACCCTGGAAAGTATTCAACGCCATGACGCGGGTTTCCACTAAATGATTTCCACCTGCATAAAAACCACCAGCCATAGCACCTAATTCAGCACCCAGTGGAACGGCAGGATAGCCACACACTGAAATACTACCCTGTTCACCAATCTGCATAGATGTTAATCCCTCGCTAGCCTTAGAATTTCCCACAGTATTTAAAGTAGTGTATCCGTTATAATTCCACGGAACCAAATCATTATCTTGAATAACCTTGGTACCACCACCTGGACCAAGCACAAACCATGGACCATAACTCAAAATATTACTCTTAATACCAAAAGCCGCACCAATAGGATTAGTATCAGGTTTAGAAGCATGTGGATAGAAGATTTGTTTATGACCTATTTCATCCTCTAGTGTATATATTCGTGTTAATACAGCGGCTAGGTTCTCATGATATATTTCAATTTGTGTAAGATTGAAACCATCTAATGATTTAGCCTCATATTCTGTAGTAAGTATTTGTTTAATAAAACTCGTATATTGATTATTACCTGAACTATAAACTACTGGACCCTGAATTCTTAATACCGCTCTTGGGCTTAAAGCGTTCTCATAATCTTCAAAGACATATCCCTGATTTTCGTCAACTTGTGCTAAAGCATATATATAACCACCCGGTGAACCTGGGGCGTGACCCGTCCCATAAATTCCAGTACCATCAAAATAATTTCCACCATATATTAAAGCAGTATCACCGAGAGCAGTAATATCCTTTCCCTTTAATAATATATCATCATCTGCAAACACTAATAATGACGAAGTTCTATTATCATCTAATAAAAGATAATTATAAAAGACATCTGTACGAGGCATACCCAAAACATGAGATTGTTCAGTCCACCCACCCTGCACCGGCTGTTCGGACATAACAATACGCCAACTATCTGGTTCATATCTAGCACAAACATATGGGACCCTAACCTGAAACGCTATACCTAAATTTTCTGCAAATCCAGCCACCCATTTATGCAGAAAATGTAATTCTTCTGTATAACGAGGTTCTAATTGTTCTAATTGTAACGACCGATCATAACAATTTATCAGATGAGCAATATCTAAATGTGCAAAACTACTTCGCAATCCCCCGCTGGCACTAGCATAAATATTGTTAATTAATTGATTTGCGGTTGAAAGAGGATTTGTAGTTACCTCTTCCATACCAATTATTGTATTATTTATCATATCATAATAATTAATACCACTTCCAATATCAGACCATGCGTGATTAGTAGTTGAAGCCGCGTATAAATCTGTAGCATTTGGATATATAACCTGACCTAATAATGATGCCATATTTAACCAAGTGTCATAACTCGACACAGCGGCTATCATTTCTTGTTCAGTAATATGGGCATAAGTTCGTCCGGCATATCCAATTCCACCAATCGGTCCTAAAATCTTTAAACTAGAATTCAAAATAGTAGTATCCACATCAACGCACCACTCATCCATACTATCTTTATATGGAACTAAAGTATTATTAGTCCATGGATCTTGCCCAAAATATGGTAGGATTATATCATCTGTTGTATTATCCCCCGTAATTTGATATAACGTCTCTTTTGATCCACCAAAACAAATTGCGCTGGTTGTTTCATTGCGTAATTCTTGACCTACTCTGGATTGTATAGCCCCGTCACCATTACCAATAAAAGAACTAATTGTTGTTAAACTAGATGGCTGTGTTTTACGAGCTACGGTTCTTACTTTAATGATTTTTAATAAATTACCATCATAATTAACAGGTAATAATTCTAAATAATGATCGTATCCAGCATCATTACATAATTCATTAATACAATTTAATATACTGGTTTCAATACCACCCAATCTCCAGTAGGTGGGAGGTATGGGCAGATTAGATAAATCTAATAAGTATTCACATAATCCACTTGAGTCGGCTGGTAATAAACCATATCCATAAACCGATGGACCCTTAAATGTAATTCGTCCATAGGTAGACCATATATTAGTGATTTTAGGAACAGAACTAGTTAAAAGTTTAATAGCCCCCAAAATATTTGACCATGGAATTCCCACTTCATTAGAATTGGCACCACCATAATTTACCGCTGGACTACCAAATGTCGCACCATCAGGTCCACCGTCACCAGCAATATAAGAACCATTATACAAAGACATTAATGGTGCGGACACATCGCCAAAAGTTTCAGCAAATCCAAAAACATTAAATACATTAGATAAACCACCTACACTCCCACTATATCCGCTCAAAATAACCTTGGCATTCTCTAATAATTGACGACAATCACTTAATTGAACTGAATAAACTGGTCTGCCCCCTTGCCCATTTTCTTCATTCCAATTCTGTATTATACCGGCAAATTCAAAATCACCCAAACGAAAATATGCGGGACATCCCACAATAAGATAGGATTTGCCAATAAATCCAGGATCGGCATCATAGCATAATTGTGGTGTTAAAAATTCATCATAATATAATTTTCCTTCAGTACTTGGGCAGCCATCATCTACAAGTCGAACATCTAATGTAGTCCCCTGGTCGTTCCATCCCACAGATGTTGTACAGGAAATAATACTACAACCTAAAAACAATGTTTGTTTAAAAGGTCCACCGCTAATTAACGAATCACATGATTTAGCCATTTCCTATGTCCTTACATTAAACCCGATACTGTAGTTGCGGTTTCGGTACAATTATTATATAACCAGCTAACACTACGACGATACGAACCGGTTTTGGGATTCCAACTTGGTTTATCAGATGTTTTTACTACTGTTGTATAGGCGTCATAAATACTACCCTCTATAGTGGTTAATAAATCTTTAACTTTACTATGGGGACACATTGTGCCACCCAATACCCAAGTTGCCACGCACCCCGTTTCAGGTAAAACTAATATATCTACATTTACTGTTAATTCATATGGCGAACGCGAATTCATTAATTGAATAACGGGCCCATTCCCACGCCCAAGCACATCAATAGAGGCAAATTTATCAGTTGGAAATGAATAGTCAAATGTGACGCTCTCGGATAAAGCCCCCTCAATACACGGCGACGGCATATTGGTCCATTCATAACTATAATTTACTACACCATTTATAGGATTAACGCCAACCGTCTTACTCACCTGTGTACCGTTTAATACACGCTGTTCTGTTGGTAGGGTGGTCTGATAGGCATATTGGGCACGGGCTAATAATTTTCCCTGGATAGCACTCCAATAATTCATCGCACTGGTATATTTAGATTCTTCAATAGTTTTACTCATATCATTTAACCCAGTATAAGATACCTTTTCCAATCCCTGTACACTGCCCTGAATGCCCACGCTGGTTAAATTAGTATTGGTGGCCTGTTTAATATCTATAGTATAATTTTCTAATGCCGCACCTGGAACATAAACGCCGCTATTAAATAATAACCAATTTTCACTAACGGTATAGCTTCCAGCATATTTATCAGTATTTTGTACTCTATTATAGTTATATAAATTACTAGAATAAGATAGTGGAATATTTAACATAGTATTCATACTATTAATTGTACCTAAATTCGCACTACAAAAATCCCGTGCGTTTTGCCATGGTTCTGCCCCCGTTCCAGCAAAAGTATCACACGCCGCAAAATGGGCACGTCCTTTAGCGGATAATTGGTGCGCAATTTTAAATACATATGGACTTTCTTCTTGACCAGCCGAAGTTGTCCAATTATAATATGACTTATCCTCCATAGATTCAATATTCCACGATTCACCTATACTATCTATATATTGTGTATTTGCAACAACTCCTGTGGTACTATCCAAATATTCTAATTCGACATTATATCCCACACTGGTAAGCCAATTATTTGGACTGGTTTTAAACTGTAGGGAATTAAGTTGTGGATTGACAGATATTAAAACAGTACTATCACACTTTAATACTAAAGAACAGCCTTGTTGATTTAATCCAGATCCCAACAATTCCTTCAAAGAAAGCAGATTGTCTAAACCACCAGATCCATTTGGTGTAGTAACCAGAGTGCCATCCAACAACATTTTTACACCAGCATTCAAAATCCGTCCATCTTCGGTTTTACGATAATCGCGGGCAAAACTTATCATTGGAACAGGATTGAACTCATACGCACCATAAAGCATAGTAACATTAGACATAGGACTTACCTCCTTTCATAGGCGTTGCAATATCAGGAGGTGTGGTTTCACCCGTTATACCCACTACTTTACCTATTTCATTAGCTACATATTCTGCTATATATCCCGCCACCTCATCTACAATAGCTTTTCCAATAGCATCAGTTCCGACAACATTATGAGTAAAAGTATGCTTACCATCCAATGAAATAGTTGATGGAATATTAATTTTAGATAAATTGTTAATAGTATTAGATAAAACACTAAATATATCTTTAACACCATCCATAGCATTGCTAACACCACCCTGTATATCGTTTATAGTGGTACGTTGAGACATAGCAATAGGATTTGGTCTGGGAAGATTTTGCGAATCAAATGACTCTTTGTTTAACGGAACAGGTCTACCACAACCACCAGATTGTCCAAATAAATCAATATCATCAGGTCTTGGGGCAAATTCTGAATGAAGACTACTATTAGATAATGTTGATGGAAAAACTTTCTTAAAAGCCCCACCAATACCACGGAGAATATTTCCACCACCCTCATTAATATTATCCATCAAACTATTACTTAGGTCGCCCCTACTAGGAACATTTTTATCCCTTTTATCAAAATGTGTCCATCCTTGACCCGTTTGGGTTTCTTCTGTACTATACTGTATACCTAGGTAACTAAAAGGATCGTCACCAATAAGACCATAACGTCTGTGTGGATACATTTGTATTGAAGTTCCCTGTGCCATTGTCATAGGTACTTTTTTCTCATCTCTTTGTTCCCTCGTAGATCTTCTTCCCGCATTAAATGGAAGTTTTTCATAATCCCCGATGCCTAAATCTTTATTAATTTTTGGTTCATCCCCATGCCAATATTCAAATGAGGAAAATTTCTTTAAATTAGCCTGTGAATCCGCCTCTTCTTTTTGTTTTCGCGCCGCACTGTTTACAACCTCTTGTTCCTTAGCAATCTTACTATTTTTTCTATCACGATCAGATAATATCTGTATTCTACTAATAGCTTGTCTTCCTTCTAATATTTCCTGTCTACTCTTTGGAATTTTTTCAACAGGAACATTACCAGCTATAAAACCACCGCCCATACCACCACCAACACCACCCTCTAATCTAGGTAATTTTTCCGCTGGAATAGATGCCAATCCCCCGCCAAATCCCCCATTCGCCCCACTAGCTAATTTAGCTGAACTACCTGGTTTTTGTACCTCTTTTAATAATTGCTGAATCCATATAACAGTATTATTAGTATTTTGTTGTATTAAGTCCAAATCTTTAGATTTAATTTCAAGTTCTAATTTTCCCGCTCTATTTTGTAATTTGTTATTAGCCCGCAATTGGTCCATTAAATCTTGTTCTTTATTTGATTTTCCAGGCATCGTTAATGCCACAGGATTGATAGGAAATGGTGATCTAATTTGTCTTGCAGCCGAAATAGCCAATTGAGATTCTATCTGTTGTCTCTCGCCAGGCTCTAACTGTGATGATCTTTCATCAAATCCTTTAACAACACGCGCTGCTTGAGATGGTATACTTGGCAAAATTCCACTAGCTTTCCATAACTCAAATTGACGGGCATTACGATCCATATCCATTTTACGTTCTGGTCCCATACCAATCAAACCAATTAAACCTTGCTGTGCCGCCTCTCTCTTTTTCGTTATATCATTTAATTCAGATAGAATAGCCGTCTGCATACTAGCATCAGATTTAATATCCCCCACTAAACTAGTAGCAGCAGCCAATTGTTGATTGACATGTTCTAATTGACGTAGAGTTTCATCTTTATTATTTGTTAAAGCGGGATTACTAGAAGATTCCTTATTTATATTTTCTAATTGTCCGGCTAAACTCTCTGCCTGTCCACGCAATGCCGTTATTCTTCCGCCAATCGCATCAATATCATTATATTGCCCAGATTCCAAACCCGCTTGCCCAGCCCTGGTTTGCATTCTAGCCCGCGACCCTCTGGTAGCCTCTTCTATGGTTAATGGAACTCCAGGTTGAAGAACACCCTTGAGCATTGTACTTTGCCCAGCCATTTTTTCGGCACGCTCGGCTGATAATTGGTTCATCTGTGTAACAATAGAATGCTCTTTTTGTAGCAAATTATTACGCTTGTCTTGTTGCTGATTAACCTTATCTAGTGCCCCTCTCATAAATTCATATGATGGTTTCACTTCATTTTCCGCCATACCATATAATTTGTTTAAATTATCATCTTTAAGAAATTCTTTGCCTGTATATGTTCTGCCATCACCTGTACGTCCCTCAAACATTTTATCAAATTCGCCCTTTAATCTGTCAGCCAGATGTTGTGGCATTTGATCTAAAAATGGTGTAATACTTTTTCCAATCTCGGCGGAATTACCAGCCTGGGAAATTTGTTTGATAAGATCTGGCATTGCATCCCGCATATTGCCCACACCCAACATAGTTTGAGACACCACGCTTTTCCCACCCGTCATATTTTCAAAAGTTTGAACTAAATCAGAGGGATTATAAGCATTAGGATTGGCAAATTTATTAGTTATTGGGGCTCCAACAAAAGCTGACGCCCCACCAGATAACATAGTATCCATAAATGATAGTTGTGCCGCACCCTTTTGACTAATACGTTCCATTGCCGCTGTACTGTTTTCCATACCTTTATTATATGCGGCAAATTCTGCTGCTGATAATGCTGTAACGTCACACAAATTTAAGAATTTTTGTTTTAATTCTTCAGTGGGTTTCATTAGTACTTTCCAACCCTCAACCTCTAATTTTTGTGCAGCGGCTTCATTTCCTTTTACATAACGCTGTTCATAAATAGCATTTTTTTGTTTTTCAAGACCAAAATTCGACATATACGCACTAATCATTTTTTGATTTTCTGGTCGCCCAGCTAAACCACCTACAGTCGCCCCACCTTCTATTTGTTGAGAGAAAAATTTCGCGGCAAAATCCGCCATTGGTTTTTGGCGTTCAGCCTCACTTTGCTGAGTCATCATCATACCTTCACGTTCAGCTTTTTTAATATCCGCACCAACCTCACGTCCAGGATTATAAAAGAAACTTGTCCATCCTTTAGAATCGGCATTTAATTGACCATTTTGGGCACCAGCAGCTTTTTGGAGATTATGCGCATATATTTTTTGGTAATCAGTAAAATTCTCTTGTTTCGTTCCGCCAAAACGTTCCTCGCCTAAAATATTTTTCTTAACACTATTACCAATGGTACTACTTATATTATGCCATATCCCAGTTGGATTTACATCTTGATCTGTGGCATTTTTCTTAATATCTAACTGTCTTTGAAGATTAACACCATTTGCTACAGAGATAAACGCATCATTAACCGCTTTAATAGATCCACCCTGGACCATTTGATTGAAAGCGTTATCTAAATTAGTCAAACTGCTAGTTAATTGTTTGCTAGAAGATTCTATAGCTTTGGCTAAATCGTCACGGGCTTTTTGTTCTTTTGCTCCCATAAAACCAGAAACACCACCGACTACAGCACCGACACCAGCACCAATAGCAGTTCCAATACCAGGAACTACCGAACCAATCATAGCACCAGTACCAGCCATACTTAAACCACTTGACAAAGCACCAGTATATTCGTTCTTAGGTAATAAACTTTCGACAGCCATACCACCCAACATCATTGGCATTGCCATACCACCTAATTTCCCACCCATCTTGCCTAAACCAGCTTTTAATCCACCACCACCGCCAAAACCAGCCAAACCACCTAATTTACTACCTAATTTAGA